TCTCTTCTTTAGTAATGACATGACTTATTCCACGCATTCGTTTCTTTATCCAATTATTCGCCATTTTATCTTTCATAAGCAAATCGAATAAATCTTCAGGAAGACATTGCATGTATAGATGTTTATTAGAGAACTTGCCATTGACCTTGAACATACCCTCACAAACATAATAATTTGCATTAGTCTTATCCTTAATGAATGTAATGGTAGTATCTACACCAACCAATGTTTCCATATAGAGTGAAAGACTTATTTTAGAATAAGCAGGTAAACAATATTCAAGTTTTTTTAGGCGATGCTTCGTCTTTTCAATAATATCTAAGGGAGCATTGATGTCTTTGAATTTCTTCAAGCGATGTTTAAGGTATTTGTATTCTTGAACGGTTGTTTGCATACTAATATTATAACATCATTATTTACGAATTAAACCATTTTTATTATTATTTAATGCTTTTTTACTGGGTTATGTGTTGTATCATTTTCGCCATTTGAGTGAAAAAGGGGTGTCACTATATGCACAAAGGACATCGGTATTTTTTCAAGTGTACTGCTCAGGTGTTCGCCAAGTGTACTTACCAAAGCAATATGATGTTCATTCCTGTACACGACATACCCGACACTCCGCAATAACGGCAAAGGTTTCTTGGCGTACGCCAACTGTTCTTTGAAATCGTTCCAACCAACATCACCTCGCTCTTCAGCATCATACCAAGTGACTTCCACTAACGGATATTGTTTTTTCTTCGCCATATACTACTCCAGTTATAATATTTATAAAAGAAAACCCCACCATCACTGGTAGGGTCTTCAAGGTGTATCACCGCAAGGTATGAGTCAGGCGGCGATTACATCAATAATCTTAGAAGAGATGACTCGACTAGTCTTCTTGGAGTTGTTACCCTTCATGAATGCGTTCTTGATTTTGGCGTAACTCGCATCATCATCAAGGTTTTCGAGAGCATCAGTGACGACTTCAAGATTTCCCTTAACTACTACGAAGAGGTCGTAAGCAGTGTTTTCGAGAGTAAAGCAATTGTGCTTCTTATAAGACTGAACAGCACTTTGGAACTCTTTATCACGCATTTCATAATCCGAAACACCAGTTGTACCGAAGAATCGGTAACGAAGGTTCTTGATATGGTTGCTATCGTGAAGACGGATACCAATCAAGTTGCATCCAGTGCGTTGCTTGAGGATTTCAAGGAATGCGAAGGTTTCAGAATCATGTCCAAGGTCACTGTTCAGTGTCACAGTCTTCTTGGTCTTATTATCACGCAAGATTGTTTTACCGTTGTTGTATCGTGAGTTATACATCATTCCGTGTCCGTCACCGTCAGTCAAGAACACAGTGTTCACGATTTGAAGGTTATGGGCGTCTTTGAATGCAGGAATGATATCAATCGCACAGAGAATTGCTTCATTCAGTGGCGTACTTCCCAAACCGAACTGGCGAGGATAACTGATTGAGTGGCGTTGACGGCCACCGTAGTTGTTTGCTTGCACGGTCAACCAGAATCGGCGAAGTGCTTTTTTATATTCATTTGATTTCATTGAACTGCTCAAGAAGTTGAATAGACTAAATTCGTGAGGCTTCAAAGAATCTTCATCAGTTCCCGTGTACTGTTCGCCAATTGCTGAATCTACTATGCTCTGGTATTCTTCTGACCATCGGTCGACTCTTGAAAGGCCGGGGATGAATCGGTTACTTGAAAAAGCATAAACCTCAAAAGGAATATTGACTTTTTGACAGAACTCAGTGAGAATCATGAGTTGTTCAGCAGTATCATTCAGGATACTAGACATTGAACCAGACCAGTCAAGGAATATAACGATACCGTGACTCTTACCGTCACTATGTACCTCATTCTTGAGGAAGATGTCTTCGCTCCAACGATAATTAATCATCGTAGTGGTATCAAGAATACCAGTTTTGGCGATGTTCGTTCGTTTATCCGAATCAGCGGCTTGTTTCATTTGGAACTGTTGAACCATATGATTCACAACTGCTTTTGAACCGTTCAAGAACGAAGTCAAATCGGCGATTGCTTCGGCGTGGTCCCTTGAGTATCGTTCAAAATTATCTGTTGCTTCGTGCATATCCCACTCTTCAGCAATTTGCTTAGGGGTCACGATGATATTGTCAAGATGCATATCAGGAAGCGAGTGATAAGTAGGCGAAGAAGCCTCATCATCACGGAATTGTTCAATATTGGATTCATAGTTGCGTTGGGTCGAACCGGCAGAATTGACATCATTTTCATATGCCTCATATGAAAGGTCATCATCGCCTTCACCGTCAGAAGATTCGCCGGTTTGACTCGATTCAGCAGATTCACCATCATCGGTATCATCTTCCATCGAATCGCCAGCATCATCACCATTGGATTCGCCGTCACCGGCACCCTGTGAATCAGAATCTTCATCAGATTCCTCTTCGCCCATAGCAGAACTACCAGAACCACCGTCTTGGTCGTCCGAGTCTTGCTGGTCAGCACCAGATTCAGCACCAGAATCGTCACCCTCGTCACCGTCACCCGATGCAGATTGCGATTCGCCATTTTCATCTTGCTCTGGTTCAGGATTCTCATCTTGGTGCTTACCGAACAAATCTTCAGCAAGTACGATGACTTCCTCAAAGGTTTCGGTTTCGCTCATACGAGTAACATATTGCTTCTCTTCGTCAGAGAAGGGAACATCAAGCAAACCGAACAAACCGAGTTTAAACTCAAGATTCAAGCGGTCAATTAATGGCGTTTCAAGGTTAATCGTTCGGTTTTTCAACTCGAACAAGTCTTGAGCATTCAATGATTTATATGCGTTAGCAAAGTCACGGCGAAGGCCAGGAAATTTATCCTTAATCAATCGCTCAATGCGAGCATCTTCGACAATGTTCAAGAACATATGTCGCATACCCGAAAGTTTACCCTTACCAACAAAGTCTTGCCAACCTTCAGCAGGCGTATGCAGAGCATGGGACACTTCGTGACCTACGAGCATATCATATACAGAACTGTCCATCTCTTTCCAGACGGGCAGGCACAGGGTGCGATTCTTAGTATCGAAATATGCAGATGGAGCATCAGCACGATGGATAACATTAATGTCTTCCATCGCCATAGCACGAGCAAGGATATCCTTGCTGGCAGTGTTGACTTTGATAGTGGGTTTCTGACTCATAAGTGTATATTGTACCATAAATCGTACCCCATATGGGGGCAAGGGTGCGAATCGGGTGAAAATAGATGATTTTGTTGAAAATAGACTGACACTATGTCGTCACCTAACAATACCCTAACAAGATTTATTTCAATAAAATCCTTGTTTTTCGTCTAAAAATCCACTTTTTGTCATTTATTTCGACTTTTTAGTCATTTTCTGACGATTTTGTTGATTTTGGTATGCCGTTTGCAACGCACGGGCGTTCCTATTTATAGGACAGCACACCAAAAGTTATCCACAAGTTATCCACATCCTAACAGAACCCGAACAAATAAAAATAATTTAGTTTTCGCCCCGTAAGTGCCTGCCATTACTACATTTACGCAAAATTCTTTGGAAATCTTCTATAATAGGGGTAGGAAGTGCGCCGTATTATGGTACAATATACATTCACGAGTGGGGTTTTTCCCACTCTCTTCCCGCAATCCTTCGGAGATTCAAATGAAATTAAATTTACGACAAACGCAACTTTTGTCCGCCTTGAAGGCGAACGGTTGCACTTCACCTGTAAGTCGCCAAGATATTGTCGATGCGTGTACCACATCTGGTGCGTATGCGTGTCCTCCATCTTGGTTGACTCAAGACTCTGCCCGCAAAGTCGGTCGTGGTCTTTATGATTGTCCTGAACTGTCTGAAATTGACGGTTCTGTTGTCGCATCCGTTCCGAAGACGGTATCACCTGCTCCCGCCCCTGTCGTAAAGGAAAATGTCGATATACAGACTGGTCCTGTACAGGGTGCGGTTGAAGCGGTTGACAATACTGCATTGCTTGCAATGGGTATGACCGGCGGTGAACGACAAACACTTGTGCCGCCACGATTTGACGGTTATGTCGCTTGGGGTCACTTTAGTGATGTCGAGAAAATCGTCCGAAGTCGCCGAAACTACAATGTTTTCGTGACTGGTCTTTCTGGTAACGGCAAAACTCTCATGGTAGAGCAGGTTTGTGCGAAATTGAAACGAGAATGCTATCGTGTCAATATTACTCGTCAGACTGACGAAGATGACCTGTTGGGTGGATTCCGCCTAATCAACGGTAACACCGTCTGGATGGACGGTCCCGTGGTTTCAGCAATGAAATCTGGTGGCGTACTGTTGCTCGATGAAATCGACCTCGGTTCTGCTAACTTGATGTGTCTGCAACCTGTCCTAGAGGGCAAGGGTGTATTCCTCAAGAAAATCGGTCAATGGGTTACGCCCGCTGACGGTTTCACTGTGTTCGCTACTGCCAATACCAAGGGTAAAGGTTCGGATGACGGACGATTTGTCGGTACTGGGATTATGAACGAAGCAATGCTCGACCGCTTCCCGATTACCCTTGAGCAACCTTATGCAACTAAGGCCACTGAGAAGAAGATTCTCGTGAAGGCCGGTTGTGATGATGTTGATTTTGCTGACCACCTTACAAAGTGGGCGGAAATTATTCGCAAGTCCTTCTATGAGGGTGCTGTCGATGAAATCATCTCGACCCGCCGTCTGGTGGATATCGTGAATGCTAACGCAATCTTTGGCGATAAGTCCAAAGCAATTGCTATGTGTCTCGCTCGATTCGATGATGACACTAAAGAAGCATTCTTGAATCTGTATTCCAAAGTGGATGCGGATATGCAGGTAGGAACTGATGAGGGTGAAGCCTCTGATGTGCCTGCTTCAGCAGAAGGTAATGCGTGTCCATTTTGAGTAGTTCAGTTCTCCGTTCAAAAGACTTCTGTCTAATCAATCATGACACGGGATGCCAGTACATGTTTAAACCGCAAGACGGATGCGTTGTGGTATTAATCGATGACGGACACGGGTGGCGGACATATGATTCTGCCATGGCCGGCGGGAACTACATGACAGACCGTGCAAGAACATTTTGGAACTCCCTAATCAAACAAGGATTCACGAACAACTATGAAATCGAATGAAATAAACAAATTCCGTGAGAACTACACCAAGTACGAAAAAGAATGCGTATTTGAGGGGTATAGGCTGGCTGTTCTGTTTGACGAGAAAGATTCTGTCAAGCAACATGGCGGCCGCTGGAATCAAGAAGAGAAAACTTGGTGGATGCCGGCAGGTAAAATTCTTGAACAAATACATGACAATGGTACATTGGTTCGGGACTGGCTGAACGATAATGAAATGATTATCGGTCAATTCGGCAAAATCACAAAAGCACAATCCGAACGATTTACTGATGAGGCAGGCAACTTCACCGAGTATGGTATACACAAGTCAAACAACGACCCCCAATTCAAAGTACAATTCTTCTATGACCAAGATGTGGTGAAATTTATCCCCACTGGTATGGGTGAACTGGCGACCGAATATCTCACTCTTGAAGATGGTCGTAAACGATGGGACGAAGCAATCGAAGCCGGTTATATTCGAGTAGAATCGTGGGAAAACTCTTGACCACGGTCGCCTCTGAGGTATAATATGAGTATGATGAAAGAATACCTGCTATGGTTGGAAGAAAAAGGAATCGCCGAATGGGACGAAAATCTCGGCGAATGGACATTCTCTGTTGAAGACATCTATGCTGCCACACTTGTTAAAGAATATAGGGAGCGACCCGATGCCGTGGACCGACCCTGAAGAAGACCTCGCCGATGAAACTGGCGATTACGATGTTATCTGGGATGATGAAGACCCTGATGAGGCATGCCTCATTGATGAAAATGGTGGACTTACCGCCAATGGATACGAATTGTTAGCAACAATGGATGCTAACGGACAATTTTGCTGAAGGAGCAATTACAATGGAAATGATTTATAACAACTTGACAAACCGACAGAAGGTATATGTGGATGCGATTCGCACCAATGCACCTGACCTCAACATCGACACGACCAAGACTGAATATTCTCGTGCTGAACTGCGCCAGATTTCAATGAAGATGAAGGGAAAGATTTGGATTCCCAATTGGATTACACACGACCAGAGTCGCCGTGTTGCCCGTGGTGTCTTCCTGATTCCTGAAGTGGTCATCGACCCTCTAGAGGACACAGATGTCCTTGCGGTATCGCCTGGTGAACACACTGAGGACGATGGAGAGATGGACTTCATTGAAGACGACCCAATGGTCAATGTCGATGAACAAGCATATCAAGAAATTATGTAGTATATTATATGGATGTCACTTGGCAATTCTCTTATTGAGATGACTCGAAACGCCATTAGTGCTTGCCGTATGTTCTCACTATAAAATGAACGATGGTAAGGTAGCACAGGGGAAACCCTCTGACTACCAATTTATTGACTGAAACGCAAAGGAAACACTCTATGCACCCAACAACATCCACACTCATCTCTGACGCTATTCTCGCATTACGATTGCTTGATGAGAAACTGGTCCACGCAAACTTCATACCCGAACAAGAACTCACTAACGACCTCATCGGTGGTGCTGTGTTACTTGGTAGTATCTTCAGTGGCACGACTACCGACCACTTCAGTGAAGATGAATGTGATTATGTTGTTGCGATGGATGAACGAATTCACGAACACTTGAATCAATTGGTTGCTGGCGATTTGGAAGGTAACTTACCAGAACCAGAGTCTGATGGATGGGATGATTATCAAAATAACACGCCACTCGATTGGGATGACGACCAGATTTGAATAAACAGTGTACAGCGAAAAAGGTGGTCCCTTTTTTTCGAGGGCAATACGCCGCTGGCAAAAACACCATAATACCACGGGCAAAAAAGGTAATGAACAAAACAAGACAACACGAACAAGATAGAGTGGCATCAATGACCGATAGTCAATTGTCCACTCGCTATGGCAAGATGAGCAAACCCGAAAAGATTACTTGCTTCTATGAAGAACTCAAAAAGCAAGGGCGAAGAAGGATGGAAAAACAAATGACTCAAATGAGGATTGCACAAGACATGGGATGTCACACCATCACACACCCAACACTAGGCACAATGAATTTTATTCCCGATGGGGATGTTGTTCGCATTGTCTGTGAGCATACCAATGAAGACTCCCGAACAGGCATTAAGCGTGCCAGACAAATATGGGACGAGAAAATCCAAGAAGGATGGAAAAACAAATGACTCAAGAAGAAGTATTCACATACCTCGATGAACTCCGCCTCTCTGGCAAAATCAATATGCTAGATGCCGTTCCGTACCTTATCGACCATTTCAAGATTACCAAATACGATGCACATCGCCACTTGGTACATTGGATGCAATCTTTTTCAAAATAGACAGACACACCCCCTTTACACACCAACACATTTAAGGTAAAATATACAAATGAACAAAGCACACATACTACAAACACTATTGAATGGCATCACAGAAGTCATACATGATAATGGCGAATCTGTAATGCTCACACTCGCACCTCAACATTTATCCGCAACACAAGATGGTAACATACCCCGTGAACATATTGAGACTATCGTAGCATTCAATGTCAATTCGGAACAATGGGAGAATTATACGGTATCTTCTATTGTAAGCATTGAACAACTCACGGGTCTCGATGCAAAAAACAATGAAAATAAATTACAAGCATCCTCTGAATATATGAGTGGTGTATTTGATGACGATTTTGCCTTTGAAGAAATGGAACATCCCACACTGTGAGATATTCACTCGTACATACTGATGCTCTCCATAATACTATTCGTCAAGAATTTAGTTTGACGGCAAAAGGACATTGTATTAATATTCATCTCTTCTTCAATGGTACCTTGCAAAATAGTCACACTGTAGACAATTGTACTTTGATTACAGCACGACAACACTGGGACTATTTGGTGAAAACAGGATATATGAGAGGCGATTAATGGCGGCATCAGTACATAACTTTATATTGACTTGGGGTGAAATCAATTTACTACAGGGAATCCTTGGGGAAACGGCGAAGGGGACTGTCGATGAGAACTCTCGTAATGAATTGCAACGATTAGCAAAAAAATTGCAAGAGCAGAGGGATTGTGGATATCCTGCGTTAGACTATCCTTTTTGGCGAAAGAGTGTGAAAAAATGAATATCGAAGAACACAAACTTGTGAAAGAAGCAATGGCAGAAAAACTATACAAAATCCAAAACGACAAAGGTTGGGAAATCTATTTTCGACCACTAACAGCAACAAATCGTCCTGATGAGAATAAGGATAGAGTGGAATTAATATCTTTCTATCAAGGCGACCCTTTTATGAATCCTAGAAAACTTACTGGTGTTCGCAAAAATACTATGCAGGAAACCAATTCAAAAGATAATATAGAAGTGATGTCTGTCAAAGATGCAAGAGAGTGTTGGAACTTGTGGGTGGAACATGGCGATTATGAAGTTGCCGAAGTAGAAGACTTTCTCAAGGGTGGCAGGTCTGAATGGGCAGGTGAAAATTTTAACTATAGAAAAGAAAGTAAGACTGCCAGTTGGAGTGTACCAGAGGATGAAGATGGGAATGTAACAATGAACGGAAAACCCTGTAATATATCTGACATATCAAAAACATTAAAAAAAAGGATGTATGCAGAATGAATCGGCACACGAATAAATTCCATTGCGATTTACAACATCCAACATTAAAGGAAATGAAAAAAATGAAAACAACAACACTTTTTATACACGAAAGACTCTACCATAAGAGTAAGACAGATGCCATTGTACAATGGGATATATGGACAGAAGGTGCAGACATCTGCACAGAGTACGGACAGATTGGTGGAAAGATGCAGACTGCAAGAAAGACTGCAACACCAAAGAATGTTGGTCGTGCAAACGCCACTACTGCGGATGAGCAAGCAATCCTTGAAGCAAAAGCAATGCACAAGAAACGACTTGATGCCAAATACAGTCTGACGATTGAAGATGCCAAGAAGGAAGTGTTTCTTCCAATGTTGGCGGCATCTTTCGATAAACGAAAAGACAAAGTAACTTACCCAGTAGATGTCCAACCGAAACTAGATGGTGTTCGGTGTCTGGCATATTGGGATGGCGGTTCTGTGAAACTAATGAGTCGTGGTGGTAAACAGTGGAATTGTTGCCAGCATATTATTGATGAACTTGAAACCGTCTTGCCGAAGGGATGGGTACTCGATGGAGAACTCTATATTCATGGCAAGACTTTTCAAGAGATTACTAAACTCGTCAAGAAGTATCGTCCTAATGAATCCGAAGAAGTCATGTTCCATGTGTATGATATTCCAAGAGCGGCCGGCGATGATACCTGCCTTTGGGAAGAGAGATTTAATCTTTTAGACAAGGCATTTTATGGAATGTTGTACGAAAGTAAGATTATTTCGGTTATTACCGTGGCCACTTATGAAGCAAGCAACGAGGACGAAGTGTACAAACTTCAATCTCAATTCCTCGAAGAAGGTTATGAAGGTGCGATTGTCCGTGAGATGGATGGCGAATATCGATTTGGATATCGTTCTAATAAACTCCTCAAAGTGAAGAACTTTATGGACAGTGAATATAAGATTACAGATTTCACTACTGGCATTGGCAGGTTTGAAGGAAGTATCGTATGGATATGTGAAACCAAAGACGGTCAATCATTCAAAGTTGTTCCACAGGGAACAATGGAAGAACGACAGGAAACATATCAGAATGCCGAAAAGAATGTTGGCAAGTTGTTGAAGGTAAAATACTTTGAACTCACTGACGATGGTATTCCACGATTCCCTGTTGGACTTGGTATTCGCCTAACGGAGGATATGTAAATGAATATAGAATATGATAACATAGACAACAAGAAATGTTTTTGTTGTGAAAGAAGATTGATGAAAAAAGAGATGCATCATTTTCCAATACCAAAACGGTACGATGGTAAAATGGTTATTCCTCTGTGTATGGATTGCCACGATATGTCAGACAGAAGGGGATTGCGACATATACTCAAAGAACACGAAGAATTTTCTACAGAAGCAATTGATGGATGCACAGAACTTGCAAAGAATTTTATAACATCGGTTGGTATGTTAATGTCAAACTATGAAACCCAAAAACTGATGGACGATATACTTCCAAATTGGTTTGAGGACTATATCGAAACATTCCAAGAGAACGAAGAGGATATGTCATTCAAACTTCTTGAGGGATGTTCATTAGATGCAAAACAACTTGTTATGAGAATAATATCTCGATATTATGATATAGTACATGAGCCAATGGGAATACTTGCATCGGAGATATTATAATGTTAGAATGGTTAGTAAAAGTATGTCCACTAATCGCCGCAATACTTTATGCAATAATTGCAGTAGGGTATCTGTTGAAAAAAGATTATGCGTGGAGTCTTGTATGGACATCGTATGCACTTGCAAATGTTGGACTTGTACTTGCGGCAGGAGATGGTAAATGAAACTGAATCCAAACACAGGCGAACCTTGGGTTGGTGATGACTTTCACTGGGAGAAACCAGAATTTCATACCTTCTATGGTATTCGGAATCCCAAGGCATCATACAATCGGATTCTGGTGTATGTTGATGATGCGGCATCATCTACACTTGTCTTTTGGGTGAATGTGAAAGGTGATGCTACTGGTCGCTATAGCAATAAGAGAGAAGTATTGAGTCTTGAAAATGCACGGAATGTATGGGAAACTGCAATAAATAATGGGTGGGTTCGGGACGATTCTGTTCCGCCACGGAAGGGGTCTAATATTCTTAAATTCATAACCACACCAACATCTGGGCAACCAAATTATGGAATGAAGGCATAAAATATGATTGAAGTAACAGGTAAAGTTGAAAAGTACGAAAAGTATATGGCGCATAGTGTAGTCGATTGGTGTATCAATTACTTTCAAGAGATTGACCATCTCTATACGGACATAAATCTTGAACTAAAAGTGATGAATGACTGTGATGGTACTTGTATAGAGAATGATGATGGCGGATACGACATCGAAATTTCTATCAATCAATCTATGCGGGACATCGTGGCAACTATTGTACATGAGATGGTTCATGTCAAACAATATATTACTGGCGAATGGCAAGGCGAGGGTGAACGAGAAGCAAACAGTCTGCAATATAAACTTGCAGACCGAATCTGGACTGAGGATGTGTTGTGAATCGTGATAAATATTCTTGACACTTGTTTTAATTGGTGTATAATAAGGAGATAATGATGAGTGAAGAAGATAAAAACAATCCAATGTATATTTTAGGACTTACTATTGGTATTGTCGTTATTGGATTTTTGTTTGGTATCGGTTACAACATTAGTCAAATGATGTTTAACTAAAATAAAAAAAGGAGATAATAATGCGTAAAGCAACTATTACAATTTTAATTGGAACTACCCTTATAATGGGTGGTTGTGGAACACTGGCGGGTGCAGGTATTGGCGCCCTTGCAGGTCAAGCGATTGGTGGTAACACTACTGCAACTTTGATTGGTGCAGGTATTGGTGCCGCTTCTGGTCTAATTCTCGAAGAAGTCGATAAGGACAATAAGCAAAAGACTGCGGCACAAGTTGCGGCGGCCGAAGAGCGTGTACGATACGAAGAGTGGCAAAGACGAGAGCGTAAAGGTTACGCAACACACAAGTCCACGACTCGGCGTATTCTAAATCCTGACGGTACTGTTACCGAAACTGGTACAGAAATCGTTACGAGCGAACAACAAACCAGTGGTTATGAAGGACTTCCAAGATGAGTGATAAAGGTTCTGGTTATATGATTAGTCTTGGCGATGATGTAATCGCCAAAGACATTCACGGTGATATGATTGATGCAAAGTTGGTTGAAGTTGATTTGTCTGGAGACATTGATACAATACAATTAGAGAATGGAGATTTTATGAAGATTGAACGAACTGGGATTTTCCCAAAAAATGTTAAAGAGATTTTCTCTTATAATGTAATGAAAAATGAATTGAGCAAAGGTATTTGTGAAGTGACTTTTACAAAGAAGAATGGCGAAGAACGAGTGATGCCTTGCACATTAGACTTCTACCAAATTCCCGAAGAACACCACCCAAAAGGTAACAATACTGTTTCAAAGCAAGAAGTAATTTCTGCGTGGTGTACTGACAAAAATGGTTGGCGTTCTTTTCGTGTAGATTCGGTAAACAAATTTACAACAAGTGAAAATATTGATGTAGAGTTGAAGGAGATTGTAAATGAAAATATTTAATTCAAAAGTTGAAGGAAATCCATCACCATCAATCGAAGTGGTAGATGGTTTTGATAACGAATTATTGGCAACATTCAATAACTGGAATGTTAAAGAAGCGATGGATGGTTATACCGTAGACGAACTTGATAATCTTGTTGAATTGATTCTTGAAGTAAGGAATTATATTGCACAAGAAGATACCGAGCAAATGTCGTTTGATTTTGCAAAGGAAAATACAGATGAATCATAATGTAGGTGATAGTGTTGTCAATTCAGATAATCTAAAAACAGGTAATGTATTGGCAATCAATGAAGATACCAATGAGGTTCAAGTTTCATATACAGATGGACAAACCGAATGGGTAGATTCTGGCAATATTAAAAAGTTGTTGTTGGAAACCGACCCACCTTTTGGAAACACACTTTCAGGATAATTTGTAGACCCCATCGTCTAGTTCGGTTAGGACATCAGGTTTTCATCCTGAAAACAGGAGTTCAAATCTCCTTGGGGTCATTTTTCCTGAGAGAGTTAAGCGAGTGTAGCCCAATGGCAGAGGCAAGGGACTTAAAATCCCTCAAGTGTGGGTTCAAGTCCCACCACTCGTATGTTACAAAGGAGTTAGTTATGCAATATAGATTACATATTGACATTCCACTTGGAACAGATGAAGAGAAGGCAATTCATACTTCTCAACATCTAATGGAATGGTTGTTTCACGATGATAGACATCAGTGTATGAAAATGGAAATGCACGGTGTCAGTAAAGTTGGTTATCGTCTTGGTTTTGATGAAGACAGGCAGAAGTCCAATTACCTTGACAAGAATGAAAATGGTCATGTAAGTAATAAGAAGATTACTATTGACATTAAATCTACTTCACTGTAGAATGTGTGTATTATATGGGACGGAAGCGGATGGTATCAGCAGTAGAGTTTATACCTCTATTTTCGTGGGTTCAAGTCCCACTCGTCCCACTTGGAGATTGATTAATGAAAATTTTAGATGATGTGAAACTTGATTATGCAGATGTTCTTATTAGACCAAAGAGGTCAACACTAACTTCCCGCAAGCAAGTAGATTTATACCGAAACTTTATATTCAAAAATGGCAAAGAATGGATTGGTGTTCCAATTGTCGCCGCCAATATGGATACAATCGGAACACTTGAAATGGGCGAAGCATTGTCCAAGCATAGTATGTTGACTTGTTTAAGTAAACATATAAGTCATTTGAATTATGGTGATTCGTTTGGAGATAACAACTTGGCAATTTCGTTTGGAATGAATGAAGATGCAGAGATGCAATTGCTCACTAATGATGGTGCGAGTAATCTTTCTGAATTCGCCAAACATAAACCATTCTTCTGCTTGGATGTTGCAAACGGTTACACTCAACGATTTGTTGATTTTGTAAAAGATGTCAAGGACAAGTGGCCAGAGAAAATTATTATTGCAGGGAATGTAGTTACAGCAGAAATGACTGAAGCACTTATCCTTGCGGGTGCAGACATTGTAAAGATTGGCATCGGACCAGGTTCTGTTTGCACAACTCGCAAAAAAGCGGGAGTCGGTTTCCCGCAATTATCCGCCGTGATGGAATGTGCAGATGCCGCTCATGGACTAAACGGATTTATTATGGCGGATGGTGGATGTCAATGCCCTGGCGACATTGCAAAAGCATTCGGTGCAGGAGCAGACTTCGTTATGTTGGGAGGAATGCTTGCAGGACACGAAGAATGTGCAGGAGAAGTCGTTACAGACGACTCAGGAGCGTCTCACAAGGTGTTCTATGGTATGTCTAGTGATACTGCTATGAAGAAGCATAGTGGTGGTGTCGCAACCTACAAAGCATCAGAGGGTAAGACAGTGAAGGTGTCATGTCGAGGTGCTGTAGAAAATACCCTACAGGATATTATGGGTGGGGTGCGAAGTGCCTGTACTTATACAGGTGCAAGGACAATCAAGCAATTGCCGAAATGTACTACATTCGTTCGGGTAAATCGCCAGTTGAATGTGGTATTTGGGGATTCGTGATAAACATCTATTACAAAAAAAAAGAAACACCAGAAGCAATAAGAGAACGCCAAAGAAAATATAGAGTGGCACTTATATCAATTGGCGTTATCACTGTGGTTTGTATGTTAGGCATATGGACTGTGATGTATTTTGCATACACTTTGTAGTTGACTTCCGTTCTATCTGTGGTATACTATGCGTATGGAAAAAGAAAAATCAAGACTATGTTCAATGACTCAAGAGGAAGTAGATTCCTACTTGACAGAAAAAAATATCAGTGTGTCTGTTATGATGGAACACGGATATGACAAAGACGGCGATTGGGCAGAAGAAATCCATGATGAAGAAGGTTACTTCGTCAAGTTTGGCGATGACTGTGTAAGAACAGTGAAGATGTGGGGATTTTCAAGTCCAAACGGATTCCATACTTTTTCTTGGGAAGAATCAAAAATGACAGAAGCGAAGGCACAGTATATGACTGTGTTGTTTCATAAACTGTATGAAGAATATGATGTATCTTGGGCGAGTGCAGAGGCACTTGCATTTGCATATGCAATGAGCGATTTCGATATTCCTTGGGTCCCAATTGAAAAACGATTAGAACCAGATATGTCTGAAGAAGAACTTGAAGAGGTTCGTAAGAAATTGCTTGACCCAAAGTATATCTTACCGATGGGTTCTGACTGTGCATACTGCTTTGTCACTGGTGAGTTTATGGGTGCTGATGTTATTGATAACGGTGGTGCAAGGTTTACCAATGAATTCGATGCTTGGATTGGTCTGAAGGGTCAAGAGATACTGAAGACCCGTGGTGATAACGAGGCGAAGGTCATATTAAAAGAGTGGAATGATGTTTGAATATATCATTATTTGTTTTCTGATAGGTTATAACTTGTATATTTTTAACTGTATGTTACATTATAGGAAACATATGAGGATTGCTGAAAAACTTTCAGATGAACTGAGAGATGCAAATCAAAATCTTAGAGAAGTCCTTGAAGATTATTATGTTCAACAGGAAATCAAAGCACGATTTGAAGAAGAGTCAGGATGAATAGACAACCAACAATCTATATCGCAGGACCGATGCGAGGATATGAGGAAGGAAACTTCCCTGCGTTCGACCGTCAAGCAACAATTCTTGAAGAACAAGGTTGGCGAGTTATCAATCCTGCTCAGATGGATAGAGAAGAGGGAGAACCCCCCGGCGGCCATTTAGAGTTTGACCCCGAAACAAATTATGAAGACCGTGAATTTATGCGTGAAGCACTCAAGAGAGACTTGGTTGTTATTTGTGAAGAATGTACTGCAATTTATATGATGTGGGGTTGGGAAGAGAGTCGTGGCGCCAAGGCCGAATGGCATACTGCAAAGGCAGTTGGACTCGACATATACTATGAAGCACCGTTACCTATAATAAAGAAACACTGACCTTCGGGTCGGTAACTCAGTCGGCAGAGTATCGCACTTTTAATGCGAGAGTCGTGGGTTCGAGTCCCACCCGACCCATTATACATAATTACGAGAACACGGTGTTCTCAACTTACGAGAACACGGTGTTCTCAACACACAGTCGCACATACACACAAGGAGAAATAAAATGAGTGACAACCCTTACAGTTTACGGTTTGAAATTTGGCAAGAAGCAAAGCAAGGTCTATTAGACAAGTTCTATTCAGACCACGAAGTTTGGAACAACTGGCAATTTGATGAGCAACTAACAGGCGAATGCCCTGTTAAGGAAAGACCAGAATTTCCATCAACAGAAGCCATTCGGAACGAAGCAGAAAAAATTTACGAATTCGTACAAAAAAAGACTTGAACGGCGTTCAATATAGTCTATAATACTATTATAACAATAAGGGAACAGATGCTTGCGGTGACATCCAACCTTTGAATTTTGAAGTACCGTATATTGGAGTTTTTATTATGACCTACACAAAGAAACAACGAGTTATCAACCACCTTGCCCGTGGTAATGACATCACACCTAAGCAAGCATACAGCCGTTTTGGTGTGAAGAATCTTCGTGCAACTATGAGCAACATCAAAGGTCAAGTTGAAGCATACGGAAATTGGGAAGTTTCCACACGCACACTTGACAACGGTGTTATTTGTTATGGAATGGATTTTAGTGGTTACACTGACAACCCATTCGCAATCAAGGCAGGACTTGTTTGATACAAGTTTTGAATTGACGCCCCCTCTGATGGTGGGGGAAACCCCATCATCGGATTTCTTTGATAATTGAATAAAAAAGTGCAGGGGTCATGACCTGTACAAACTCCGTGACTGAACAAATCGGTGGTGCATAAGCACAATCAGTAATCCCAAGTTCTAGACAGAGGGACTAATTGGACGAAGTGAAAAACGCAACGCTTATCCAAACCGCCGTATAAATAATTCGTTCCTTCCGTTACAAGGCCTTCGGTGACACCTTCGGGTGTGAAGATGATGTAGGATTCATTAGGACTAGAGTGAGTGGCCCTCACTAGGAACGATTTAATTTTATGAAGTGGGCGGCAGGTAGAGTCTTTTTTTGGGAGAGAGAAAAGATTCCCTGCCGTCTTTTTTGGGATGGTAGTTCAATTGGTTAGAACATCGGCCTGTCGAGCCGAAGGTTGAGGGTTCGAGTCCCTTCCATCTCGTTTTGCAGAGTATAGCACAGTTTATTCATTTGACATTGTATAATTATAGAGTATAATATTAGTATGAGTGAACGGAATATGGCGAAACTTGTATAAATACTTTATGATGAAACAAACAACAAAAGACAAAACATCAGAGAGGGACGGTAACGGAACTCCTATAAATAGGGCAAAGACTTGGGGTAAGAAAACCAAGTGTCCTAAGAATTCACGAAGGAAATCTAAAGAAGAATTGCGATGAGTAAACAATATAAACAATTTATCAACGAGTCATCACTCTCTCGTTTATGGAAACATAACGAAGAACACAATTGTGGTGCATTGACGGCGTTCCGCAAAGGACCAGATTGTGGTGAAGGAACACCTTTCACCAATAAACAAAACGCACAACGAAACAAGTCACTTCTTGCCAAACTAAAGAGCAAGGGATATGGTGTTACTAAACTACACGGCAAATATCCAGAAGGTGGCAAGAGTGTTACTGAGATTAGTTACTTCGTAGTTGACTTGGTGGACAACGGAAATCTTGAAAAGGATTTGCGAGAGTTTGGTGAGATGTTTGACCAAGATTCTATTTTGTTTGTTCCAAAGGGAGCAATCAAGGGTGACAGTAAAGCATATCTGATTGGTACAAATAAGTGTGAAAACAATTGGTTGGGATATGGAAAGAAAGAAGTGTTTGCGAAAGGTCGTATGGGATATGATTCACCGATTTATACTTCAATGGTAAATGGTAGACCATTCATCTTTGAAGAAGTTGGTGAAACAGTAGAATCCCCACAAACAGGATTCGGAAATTGGTCAATGCATTTGGTTGCAGAAAAAGATTGGCAAGAGATTGATATTTAAAGGAGAATTGGTATGAATTATTATTATGGTAAAGTTGTGATTGACGGCGTTTCCGTTACAGTAATGCTAACAGAAAAAGAAACTCAAAAAACATCAGAACGAGCAATGGATAATATTGAAAAAGTTCCATCCGAAATTACAGAAGGTGATTGTTGGGATGTTGAATGTTGCAGAACTACGAAATGTAGTTTGTTGAAACGAATTATGGGTAAGTGTTGTGACTGCGATGGTTGACGGTCAAGCAGGAAAAGGCAGTAAGCGTAGGCCTACTGATGAAGACCAATATCGTAAGAATTGGGAAAAATGTTTTAGGAAGAAACCAAAAAAAGATTCCAAACTAATCAAACCAAAAAAAAGATAAGTAGAATTCTGCACCCGTAACTCAGTGGATAGAGTATCGGATTTCTAATCCGGCAGTCGCAGGTTCGAGTCCTGCCGGGTGTGTTACGCCATCCTATTCCAAAACCGAATATCAGAAACAGAAGAACCATATTGTTCTTTCATTAATTTCTTATATTCGTTTTGTTCGTTCTCACCAACCCAAGAATCAAACCACCCCATATCCCATTTGGAATCGGGTTGCCATTCATAGATGTCTGCGTGAACTAATCTGAAAGTTCCATCTTTCGGACAGTGTTCCCATACCATATCAATTACTTCTTGATACTTCTCTACAATGGTTACAGATTTTACATTGGGATTGTCGATGAGTGATTGGTGAATCATACCAATACCAAGACCTGCGACCAATACATCACCGTGTGCATCTTTTAGGAACTGTTCGTGTTCTTTATATTCTCTTGTGGTGTCTTGCATTATATTGTGGTGTGGATTAAAAAGAACCGTATAGGTATCTAACGGTTCATCACTGCCACAATAGTGGTCTGTTTTAATTTTCTCAATTCTAAAATCACCCGAAACTGCTTCGGGTATGTTCACTTTAATTCGTGTCACGAAATGATTACTTTACCATCATCACCATCAGCATGTGTTTGTATAGAAGAATTGTCAGAACCAATTCCACCTGCTCCTGCCGAATCACCTAAAGATAATCCACCAATTCGTGCTGAATTATTATTACCTGATGTGTTGGTATCACCATTTGTTGCAGTGCCACCATCTCCACACCCACTACAAGACACATCTCCATCCTTACCACCGTTACCACCGCCTGCTGTATAAGTCGTACCACCAAATGTGAGTGTGGTATCTCCACCATCATTTCCGTTTGCTTCTATACCTGCACTCTTTTCTCCGCCGGCACCAACATCAAAAGAAATTACTGTACCAGATTGTACTTCATTAAGAGTAATAACACACTTTGAACCAGAACCTGCGCCAAAACCATTGGTTGTACCACTTCTACCACCAGTTGCTCTACCACCACCGCCACCTGCACCATACATTGTGATGATGAGTGTGTCTACACGACTTGGTACAGTATATGTTTGTGTTCCTGTGGATGATATAGTAGTAGTTGATGGTGGTGATATATTATAATTGGCAAAATTATGAGGTAATCGTTTTTTACGACTAACCGCCCGCATAGAATTCACACCTCTATGTCTACCTTTACGGCCGCCTGGACCACTTTTTAATCTATCAAATCCCATTAGATATTTCTCAACTTGCAATAAAAGTCAATGCGGAGGCGCCACTTTGATTTTTAATATAAACATTAGATAGTTGTCTAACCTCTAAAAATACCTCTTCGCCGCCTGTCAACCAGAACCCTTCTGCTGTTAATCCTGTTACAGATATCAATGCGATATTGGCTGCATCTGTGTTTTTAATTCTTACACCATTTTCCAATGTAGCACCAGTTGTATCTAATTGGACCCAAGAAGCAGTTGTTGTTGAATTTCCAATTACCGCAGGGTCAAAAATCTGCATTGTGCGGATATCGGTAAAATTGGGTCGTCTAGGGATGTTTGGGTATGTTGATTCGTCTGCCATTTTATGTTATTCCTTTTTTGGAGTAATAGTTTATTCCCTATATGTATAAATACCTACATAGTAACGGAGAAGAAATAATAGATATGAAAAAATTTACACAATACATTCCTGAATCAAAAAACACCCATATGGAACACATCGAAGATTCTGTATGGAATGATGGTTCTAATGGTGTAAAAACAGCATTATATTTTATGGGGTCCGTAACAGAAATGTTATCTGGACACGCAAAAACAAAAATAAATGTGACTGTCAAATGGGATGGCGCACCTGCTGTTTTTGCAGGTATTCATCCCGAAACCAAAAAATTCTTTGTGGCGACCAAATCCCTATTCAATGTTACACCGAAGGTGAATTACACCAACGCAGACATTGATAAAAACCACGAAGGTGGATTGGTCACTAAATTAAAAATCGCACTAAAACATCTTTCTAAGTTAGGAATCAGAGGAATCCTTCAGGGTGATATTATGTTCACACCTGAAGACTTATCAACGCAAAATATTGACGGTGAAAATTACCTCACATTCCAACCAAATACGATTACATATGCAGTTCCCGCAGATTCGGATTCAGCAAAGGAAATTGAAAAAGCAAAGATAGGAGTAGTATGGCATACCAATTATACTGGCAAGACAATTAAAGATTTAAAGGCATCGTTTAATCCGCAAGTAAGTAGACTTGCAAAAACTAGGGATGTTTGGTTTAGGGATGCCGATTTTAAAGACACATCAGGCACATCAACATTTACGAAAACCGAATCAGAAGTAATTACAAATATACTCAATGATGCTAAATCATCCTTGAAATCTTCAAGCAAATTTATTGATGAAATTGCAGGGAAGAGTAACATTGTATCGGAACTAAAAATCTATGGTAACGCACTTATTCGTCAGGGAGGCAATAAGTCGGGTTCTGCGGAAGATTTTATAATTTATATTGAATCTAAGATGCAGAAAGCCATAGATTCGCTCCAAACAGATAAAAGTAAACTGAATAAAACACTTGGTAAAAATGAACTACTTTCGTATTTACGAAAGAACTCTAAAAATCTGAATAGTGTTTTCGCTTTACACTCTGCTCTGGCCAAGGCGAAAACTTTCATCATACGGAAACTTGAACAAGTAAAAGACATAGGAACTTTTATCAAGACAGGAGATGGATTTAAAGTTACTGCACCAGAAGGGTTTGTCGCTGTCGATAGATTAAGCAACACGGCACTCAAACTGGTAGACAGATTAGAATTTTCGATGCAGAATTTTACTGCGGCGAAAAATTGGGATAAATAATTAAAAGGAGATAGAGTTATGGAAAGTATTATAGGAACAGTTTGGTTTACGGCACTTGTATTTGTTGCAGGTGCATTTATTGGGACCCCAATGTGGAATTGGGTTAAACAAAAATTCCCTTGGAATCAATGATAGATGAAAAAAGTTTTTGACTTTTTAAACGAAGCAAAAGAGAAAGCAATCGTTGTAACCTTCGGTCGTTTTCAACCACCCACAATTGGTCATAAGAAACTGATTGATGCGGTGGTATCTATTGCTCGTAAAGAACGAGCAGAACTTCGTATCTATCCAAGTAGAACTAACGACCCAAAGAAGAATCCACTTACACCAAAAGACAAAATTTCCTTTATGAGAAAATTGTTTCGTGGTGTCGATATTATAGATGATAGTTCTATAAGAAACCCCTTTGAAATGATGCAAAAATTAAGTGATGAGGGTTACAAGAAAGTCATTCTTGTTGTTGGTGGAGATAGAGTAGAAGAATTAGAAAAAAGCATTTCAAAATATGTTGGACCAGAAGGATATCAATTTGACCACTTTGAAGTAAGAAGTGCTGGTCATCGTGACCCAGATGCTGATGGTGTTGAAGGTATGTCTGCTTCAAAGATGAGAGCGGCAGCAACAACAGGTGATTTTGATTCTTTTGAAATGGGTGTTGGAAATAAAACTGTTGCAAAACAGATGTATAATAAATTGAGAAAAGCAATGGGGGTAAAAGAATCACTGGAAGAGGATTGGAATCGACTTATCAAATTGGAAGAATCCAAAGATAAGAAGTTACCAACACTTATCGCAATTACAAAGTCCACCTCTTCTGATGAAATGTCGGATACGGTTCAACGAATTGCAGATACCTGTAAGAAACGAGGCGTTACATTTTTCCCTGTCCACACCAATCACGCATTCATTGTAGATAAAGATTTAGATGACAACAAACTCGTCATCCACAACTACAATGGCGAAAACAAAAACATTACACTACAAACTGACAACACAGTTTGTTTGGTTCGTGGTGGTGCATTGGTTGATAATGCAGGAATGGGTTTGGTGAAGGTACTTCAGGAAGCAGGTATGTTCACAGTGAACGACCTAGAGTCTATGAAATTCTGCCAAAACAAAATGAGTACTGCCCTCGCACTCGAACAAAATCAAATCTCTTCGCCAAGAACAGCCTTTGTAAACGGCGAAGATTCGATTGAGATTGCATTGGATAAAATCGGCGGCAAATTCCCCGTCATCGTCAAGACAATAACTGGTGCTGAAGGTATCGGAGTGATGAAGATTGAGTCTCAGGAGTCCCTCAAGAGCGTCCTACAGACTCTCTGGAAGCAAGATGCAGAGGTTATCCTTCAGGAGTATATGAAGATTACTCACGATGTCCGTACCCTTGTACTAGACGGTAAAATTATTGCAGCCGTTAAACGCATCAAAGGCGGCAAAGACTTCCGAACCAACAAGGCATTAGGTAGCGATACGGCTCCATACAAATTAAGCAAAGCCGAACGAGAACTCGTAATGCAAGCCTACAAAATGTCAGGCTGTTATTTTGCTGGCGTTGACCATATCACCAATAAGGGAACTCATTATATTCTCGAAGTGAATGGTTCGCCTGGCTCTGGTGCGGCTCCTTATATGGGATATAATCCAACACGAGAATTATCCAGCGACAATCTAATCAATATCATTCTGGACCATATCTTAAACAAAGAGAATTGGAAATTTACTACAAAAGAAATTGGCCTAGTAGAATGGATTACTATTGGCGGTGTTGGTAAATTGAAAGCAAAAATAGATACAGGAAACGGTTCAGTAAATTCTATTCATTCTGACAATGTAAAGTCAGATGGAAAAACTGTATCGTTTAGTATTCTTGGTAAAAAATATAAGAAACCCATTGTTCAAACTCAACGAATTAACATAGGTTCAGACCAATGGGAAAAACGATATATCGTCAAATTTGATGTAAAGTTTGGCGGTAAAGAATATAAGGATGTCAAATTCAATTTAAGTGACCGTGATGATAATACATATATGGTGCTTATAGGGAAACGATTCCTTGAAACACTTAATTATAGTGTGAATGTTCAAAAGACATTTACATTAGCAGAACAGATACAATTACAAGAAGCAGATGTGAACTTTGAGTTTGCAATCTTGTGGGACTAACGGAGAATAAAATATGAGCAACCCATTTTCAGACCAATCAGATAGTTTAGTAAATAGTATTAGAGATACGATGAATACAAACCGTGCGAATGCAGAACAGATGCCGGTACACTTATCGACTGCGGCGAAGGCAGCAGGTGCAGAAGCAAGAGGTTCAAATGCTAAAACTATCGAAACACGAAATACGATATACAATAAGCATATGACAAATGCGGCGGGGGATACACCAGTATCTAATACAACTCGTCAAGAATTTGAGAAAATTGCCGACCAAGAGTGGAACAGAAACTCTGCCGATTGAAATAAGAAGATTTTTGTAATGGCGGTACACACCTTGAATAATGAAAACTATATTATGTTTGCAATGAATAACTACACAAACCCTCAATGTGAAGGGATTGAAGAATTTAATGACGATTTGAATAGAACGAAATACTTAAAGCGACTATTCAAAAAATATGATTCTAGTGGTGTACTGAAAGAAAGATTAATTCTGAATCATATTATTATTTTTTATAATGTGTTTGGATTAGAAGCAGGAACAAGATTATTGTTCTTTAGAACGGAAGAAGATTTTCATCCAATATTGAAAACCTTTTTAGTATTTTTGAATTATCTACCAGAGAAGGATATACCAGAAGCAGATTTAATTTCAATACCACTTGAAGTAAATGCAATGAATATATTAAGAGAGATTTAAATGGGACTAGGATTAGTAGACACATACTTAGCATATAAGTTTATAAAATTATTAGCAACTCCGTGGAAGAAAACGGAGGCCTATAAACTTGGTATCATTGATGCAAAAGGGAAACGAATCAAGACTGAAGAAGCAGATGATGCGGCACGCAGAGCAGGTTCAAAGTACACCAACATCCACAAAGTTATCTTTAATATAAAACGACTTGTTAGTAAAGTTCCAGGCGGTAAAACCAGACTCGGTGGCGCGGCAGCGGCGTTGTGGTTGTTGAAAGAGGAAGCAAAGAAAATGGGTGTTGAAAATGCCAATATTCTTGAGGATGTTTTCTTGAATTACCTAGAAGACAATGACATAAAAACAGATGGAATTAATGAATCGTTTAGTAAAATTGATTTATCTATTCCAAGAGGCACATACATTCTAAATGGTAGACAGATTACATTGAAAGAGAATTTAGAAATATTCGATACTGTTATTGGTATATCACTTTTTCGTTTGGGCGAAGAAGTATTTTCTCAAGAAGAAATTGAAAGGGCAGAACAATGAAAAATTTCAATGATTTTAAAAACGAATTGCCAATTATAGAAACCGTTCTTTTCGGCAAACAAATTCAAATGGGCGACAGAAGAGGCAGAGTCGTTAAAGTAATCTCACACGGAGATATTAGTAGATATGATACAGTATATTCTGTAAAATTTCACGATGGAACTCAAGTGCAAATGCACGATTCAATGATTAGACCATTTATTGTTGAAGAACACGGTGCGGGCGAAGAAGGCACAGATGAATTAGATGATACCTATCGTGAAGAAACTCCAGGCGAAGAAGTACAAGAGGCAAGAAAAGATGTATATGCAATCGTAGATAAAAAGGGCAAAGTTGTTGCCGCAAATCTTACAAAGCAAAACGCACACAAAGAAATCTCAAGACATCGAGATGGTACAATCGTTCTTGACCCAGATGCAAAGGTTGGAGATGTTCTAAAGACTTTTGCATCAGAATCTGTTGAAGAATCTGCACCAATGAACTCAGTGGGTGGTGGAATGTCACCCCATATGGGCGGTGAAGGTAATGTGCAAGGTACTGATGCTATCCTAATGAAAAAGAAACGAAAGAAGTTCGCAGGCGCAGAAGTATTTGAATTGACAAGTGATGACTATCATAATTGTATGCACGGCAGACAACGATATGAAAGATGGAACAAGAGAATGAATATGGAAAATATTGACAATCAGGAAATTCGTTCTTATGCTCATAAGAATCCTGGCAAACCTATTGTTGTTCAAGATATGACAACAGGTATAATGTCATATTTAATTCATGGAGATAGTAAATAATACCCTATTCGGGAAAGGTAAAGTATGAAAAATTTAATAATGATTGTAGCACTTACATCAACTTTATTCGGATGTGAAGCATTTGAACAATGGGAAGTGAATAATCCAGAGAACACATCATCAACCGTTGTCGATTCTCTAAGAGAACAAAAAGAACAAACAGAAGAAATTGGAAATGCCACTAATGAAATTGGTGGTGGTTTGCAAACTATTGATGGTCACGCAGATGCAATACTAAATGAAATTGCAGTTATTCCCAATGACCGAAATTATAACATTGACCCAACTGTAGATTCTATCGAAGATTCCGCAGAAGCAATCAAAGAATCTGTTGATGAAGCACAAAAAGAAAACATCAGAATTGAAGAAGCATTAGAAGATTTGGAATCTGCCAATGCAAGAGTATCCGCCGCAGTGGGACAGATAGAAGACCTTGAAGATTTAGTCAAAGAGTACGAACAATCTGATAGGGAAATTCGCAAAGAGGCGATTGAGAACCTACACGAAAACATCACTCTATTCTTTACTTTAGGATTCGGTATGCTTGTTGCAGGGGCATTCATTACATTCTGGGTGAACGGACGGTTAGGTGCTGTCCTGCTTGCTGTGGGTGTCCTCACAGTTGGATTCTCGACTGCATCACAATACTATATGGAAGAGATTGCACAGGTAGGATTGATTGTATTGATTGGTGGGTTTATCATCACGATGGGTGTTATTGCGTATATGCTATTAACCGGCAAGAACAATGAAAAGGCACTAGTAGAGATTGTCGAACTTATTGAAGAGATGAAAGACCATCTTAATGACGAAGAACGAAAAGAAATATTTGGTCGTGATGGATTCGCCAGCAGATTACAATCTCCTATGACTAAGAAGATTGTTGCTCAGGTGAAAATCAAAAATGGATTTAAGTATCTTGGACAAACGAAGAAGAATACCACCGATTCATAATATTTGCGTTGTAGTATTCTCGTTCGCCATTTTTCAATTTAGCAGTAAGCACATCTAACTTGATTTGAAATTCCACTTCAGAAAAAGTAAGTTGTCCTTTGGTCTTACACAATCGTAAAACCTCAAAGACAAACTTATCTTTTCCGAGTGTTTCTATTTCTTCGTTTAGGTTATCACAAGAACCAGTGTATTCACGCCACTTTGATTCGGTGATTACCTTCTTGCGGTTCTTTCTGCCTTTGACTTTCTTGCGGCGATACGAATGAATTTGTTTCTTACCAATGTATTTTCTCTCGGTGTCTTTGCGAGTAATACAATAAACAAACCCAAACCAATCGTCTGGGTTAAAGTCATCGGGTAAATTGTTCCAGTGTCCATAATGTTCCATATACTATTTATCATCGGAATCTTTCTTCACCATGCATTCGGTAAGGAAATACAAAGAGATAATGAGAAGTAATTCTAATCCCTTATCCCACTCCATCAATGATTACCTAATATTTCGATAAATTTTACTAATAATATACCAATGAAGAAACCACTAACACCAACACAGGCACCTATGGGTGTCATTAATAAATTCAATCTATTCTTTAACCAATCCTTCAATTTCAATTTCCTCATTTATCCAATTCAAATACTTTGCAATGTTCACTGCCGAACATTCTGATACGATTTCTTCTCCGCCAAATACTCTAATCATTTTAAAGTAACTAATGATACCAACAACATATTTTCTACCTTGAAACTCTGCGAACACTCCACCACCCGAATCACCAAACCAAATTGGAATTGGTCGTGGTAAGAACTTCATAGAGTTGGGTTCAGATGATACTGTCCCAAAGTATCGAAATACACTTAGTCTACTAAACTTCTTATAACCGTGCGAGTAACCAACTGTTGTTATATCTTGATATCGCTCCATCCAATCTACGCACCCAATCGTTGCAGGTTCGTAAATAGAATCACATTCGAGGATTATCAATCCAATATCGTTTTTTACCCGGCCAGATGTGTCGCTGTAATGGGGGTGAAGAATCATATCTTTTACCATTATCTCCTCTTCACCTATAATTATAGAGTAGATATTGTCCTCATCTATGCAATGACCTGCCGTTAGAACGACATTTGGTCGGATAAGTATACCACTGCCCAATAAAGAACCATCGTGCGTATGTAAACTACACACTGATGGATACGGGTCATTTTCTATTGTGATTGGTTGAAACCAGATGTCAAGTGGATTGACTTCAATTGGTTCTTCGATTACTAAATCGGAAAAATAATGTTGAGGTAGAGATGTTGCGGTCTGTGAGTTTATACAACCCACATTCAAAATACATAATATAGTTGCTAAGGCATATTTAATTTTTCTGAACATCTATTATATGTATAAAAAACGGCTGAAAAATTAGACTGAAAAAACAAAAAACCCCAAGTAATTATTGGTATATTCTTACAAGGGGTTTATGTTTAGTTATGTAAGTTTAAAATCCACCAGAGTCTGTTCGTTCATCAGAACTATTGACTTTTTCAAAGTGGGCAAGTTCTGCTTCTGTAAATGTAACAGATTCGTTCTTTTCACCCTTCCAATTCTTATCAACATAGTCAAAGAATTCTTTCTTCTTATCATCTTCTAGGTCTGCCGGTGAATCTACACCGAACTTTTTAAGGGCAGATTTGAAGAACTTTTCATACTCTTCTTTGCCACCTTCTTCAAGTTCATTTTCAACTGTCCCTGCTTCATCCGAATCTTTAACAGACTCGTTACAGGTATTATTATTGCAACTTTCAGTGGCGAGTTCCATATTACCTACAGGAATTTCTTTAGTTGAACCGTCTTCAAATTCAACTTCATATACTTCGCCTGTGGCATCGGCAGCAAGTTCTTTGGTTACTGTTCCTGCTTCGCCCGCTACGATAACGGATTTTCCTATCATATGGTCTTCTTGGATTTCTTCGGCAGAGAAGTTAATTCTCGATGCCCAAATTCTATCTTGTAGTGTCATTTTAAACTCCTTTGTTAGTTTTTAGATTAATCTACTATATGTATAAAAAACAACCCCTCAGATTTCTCTAAGGGGTTGCGAAAAGTGTCGAGAAATGAATCTCGTTATCAGAATCGAATCTGAAGTTGTGTACGGAGAAGGTATTCGCCCTCTGCACTCGATGTATTCCATCCAGTGTTATCCGTGTTCCAACCTGCATCGACTGTATTGAATGAATAACCAAGGTCGGTAGTCCATTTAATATTCTCGTTTACTGTATAGTTTACACCGAAAGTGCCAATACTGAGGTTATCAGTAACACCTTCTAATTCACCATATTGGTACTGAACGAATGGTTGCCATTTACCCATTGAGTAAGCGGCAGTCAAAACTGTTGCCCAGTTAGAACCAATATCTCCACTCTGTGCAACATATGCACTAGTGAAATCAAAACCTCTAAGACTTGTGGAAGCATCCACAGTCCAAGTGTTGTAATCCGTCACATCAAGGTCGTTGTGTGATACTGCGGCGCCAAGGTTGAACCAAGCACCTTCGTAATCAAGACGACCAGTAAGTGCATAACCATTTTGAACACCTGCACCATTGTCGGAATTGAATCCGTCAGTGTATGCGGCAGTGAACTTTAGACCAGAACTGAAGTCATATCCGTATTGGATACCTTGACTTCTACCCTGACCAAATGTGTATGCAACAATCGAACGGTCTGCTGTCAAAGTGTCAGCACGGTAAGTCAACCATTCCTTCATAAAAGGACTCTTGAATTGACCAACTCGGAAACCATTCCAATCTGCGTATGCATCCTTCAATGTGAATGCACCACCATCATCCCATTGTCCACTAACTCGATATGACCAATCATAGATGTCACCATCGAATTCAAGACGAACAGCAGGAAGACTAAATCCGTGAGTTTCAGTGACAGCATCTTGCTTCGTGTCATTGATTGACCAACGGAATTGTGCGAAACCATGAACATTTACAGTGACGGGTGAACCGTCACCCTGCATTGATGCCCGTGTGTCTGCATCAGCAAGAACATCGTGAACGAGTTGACGAGTTTCTTCTGCTCGTTGGTCGTTCATCCAGTTATCGCTATTTGATGCAGTCAGTTCAGCAATTCGTGCTTCTGCCTGTTCAATTCTTGCTTGAAGGTCTGCGTTGGTATCAGCATTTGCCATTGTTGCAAGTCCTGCAACAACTGAAGCAATACCAAACTTTGTAATCATTGAGATATTCATAGGTTATCTCCTTTTTTTAAAAATTCAAGGCATCAGACGCCTTGAATAAGACCCCAAAGTTCACGAATAGCACCACCAACCCAAGTAACACCGTTCCATGCAAATGGAAGAAGTGCTAATGTGATTAGCATACTGCGACATACACCGACCTTACCTAACGCATTTGTCACAACATCTGTGCCGCAACTTTCTGTACATTTAGCCATTTTAATTTCTCCTTTAAAGAATTAAACCTCTGGCAAAAGAGGGTGGTGCGGAATGCACCGTGAAGTCAACTCCGACTTCGTTTTATTATGTCTGTTATTTAGACACACCATCAACTCCGATGGAATTTCAACCCTTCATTATACCTTAATATTGAAGGGTGTCAATAATTATTTAATTTAATTTGTTAAATCAACGATTTCGCAAATGCCAGCACTGCACGCCAAGGTCTGTGTTCCAGTAGTATTGTCTTCTTTTTCAAAGTTTTCCAATTCACTCCAATCAACTTCCTTTGGCATTCGCTTTAAAAGTTCGTTATATTCCTTCTTTGTGGAATCCTGATATGGTGCTTGACGATAGATATGGTCACTATGAGGAAGGAACGAAACACCACTCACCTCATCAAAATGGTCATACACCCAAGCACCGACTTCCATCCATTCGTGTTCCCTTACGGAAATTGTAACTGATGGTTTATGTTCGCACCAATGTCGTTGATATAGCAACCAATGTTCAAGTTGCTCAATGGCGGTTTTGTCATCACGGAAGATTGAGTTCTTCGGTGATTCCATAGGGAATGAGAATACCATTGTGTGTTCTGGTTTAGTCACATCAGGTTCGTTTGGGAAACCTTTCTCAATCATAAATTGACACAGAGGGTCTTTGATGTCTGCACGAACGGTACGAATATAATAGTCTGCGTGTCGTGAGTGAATACCTGATGCGGAATCAACTAATTGCGAAACTGTGCCTGATGGTTTGACTGTTGTAATTGCGGCACTTTCGTTAATCTTAAACTTCTTTGCCCATACTTTGTTTGTATCAATTGCAACTTGACGAAGTTCTTCTAATGATTTCTTGAGTTTAGCAGAACCCATATTACCGTTTGTCAAATCGTTGTCCATAATACCTGTCATTGAAACACCAAGCAATCGTTCTTCCTCACAATTCTTTTTCCATTCACTTGATAAGTATCGGAAGTTTGTGAGTGTGCTTTGCCAAGTTCCAATGATTGTGGCGAGTCTTACTTTCTCTTTGAGTGTTGTAAGAGTATCATCTTTACGAATAACAACTTCGGACAAGTTGCAAAACTCTCTGTCACGCAACAAGATTTCGGAACAAGGATTGCAACCGAAGTCATATGTTGCATCTCGTCTGTCACCAAGTTTCTCAACGGTCTTCTGTGCCGCCTCTCTGTTGAAGATTCCTCTTTCACCAGATTTAGATTTATACAATGACAACCATTCTTCCATAAATGTACCAATTTCTGGTTTGCATTTATATGCAACAGAGTTATTAGACAATGCTCGTTGTCCGTTCTCGTACCACCATTGACCTGTCTTTGCATCACGCATTCGTTCATCAGTCAATGAAGACAAAGATAAAAGTGCAGACCTACGAACACCACCAACCACTACAATCTCTGCAATCTTGCAAATGATGTCATGGCATTCGATGGATGTTAGTTTCCTGCCTTTTGCACTTTGATAAGTTCCAACCGTGAAGTTGAATAAATCTTCAAGTGGTCCAGGACCAGATGCTCTACCACCAAATGTTTTTAGTCTTGCTCCTGCGGGTCTAATCTTTGACACATCCCATTGTGGAATTTGTCCGCCAATTAAAAGTGAAGTGAGTTCTTTGTATGCTTTTGCCCAACCAATCTTGCTGTCTTGAATAACAATAGTTGTGTCTGTGTTTTCAAATTCATCTGCAAGGGTTGGAAGTTTGTCAAGGAATCCTCGTTCAACACTAAACCCTACTCCTGCACCACACATCAAAACATAAAGTATCTCATCGAACGAACGCACACGACCTGCTGTGCAATACGCACAATTGTATCCTGCAACATTATCTCGTTTGAGTGCATCACCTGCACACATCAAAGAACGCATAGAAGGCATCACTTCTTGATTGAGGATTGCTTCTTCAAGTTCTTTACGGTCATTCTTTGTTACTTTGTAGTTGTTGTTTTCTAAGAGGTGTTCCTCAAAGAAATCAAAATATCGTGCTATAGTTTCATCCCAAGTTTCTCTACGACCTTCTTCTTCCATCCATCTGGAGTATCGACTAAGGTGTATAAAATTTTGGTATTCTGTGGGTAGATTCATTCACTTCTCCTTCATAGTGTAACGACAAATATATCTATGTTACTTTGTTAGTTCTGGCCACGAAATAGGGAACAACGGTTCAATAATTTTTCCAATTGCATCAGCATATTCTCTCACTTCCCATTGTGCGTGAGAATGACTTCGTTGTTTATACACTCTTGCAAATGCAGACAACGAACCTGTCCAATACCACTGTGTATACATTCCTTGTGGAAGTGCAAACCTTGCTTGCTCTGGTGCAACTCCCATTACAATCAAATCTTCATAGAGTTTAATTGATTCTTTCATATGTGCATCATAATCCCGATACAGGGGATGGTAAGATATACCACCAGACACTTCTCCACCATCATCGTCTGGGTCGATAAACTCACCACTCCCCTGCTTCATTGACTTATCGGGTTTCTTTCGCCACTGCGGATGGTAAAATTCTGGTTCAATTGAAACATATCTGCGTGACACTTCATTCTCGGTAAATCCAACTTTGTGTTTGAAAAGTTGTGTTCGGATTGGAATGGGTGCTTTGATTCTCAAAGTTATTTGCGGATGTGCGAAGGGCGTCCAATGATTATGTTCTGCAAGATACTTAATGAGTTTTGCATCCTTGTCATCAAACTCCTCTTTGTGGTTGTTGAAACTAACACGAGCAGAGTTACAGACTGTTAAATCTGAGCCGAGGTGGTCGATGTAATCAACAAAACCATTATCTAATACTTTAATTTTCATTTTCTCTTTCTCCGTTGCCACCACAATAGCAATTTACCAAACCAATCAATTTTCACTCTGCTACTTCTTTGGAGTTAGGTTCAAAATCTTTACCGTCATTTAGTTCTTTATATGATTCACGAATTGCTTGCCAATTCTCTCTACTAATATATCTCGGATGTCCCCACAAATATCCATATTGTAACATTGCCCATAGTGCATCTTTCAATTTATCTTTGTTCAAATCTTTCTCCAAACCTGCAATCTCAATTTCGCCTCAAGACCGCTATATGTGTTCTCGTCAATCATCTTTTGAATTTTACGAGTTGATATTCTATATGCCATATCGTTGATGTCTTTCTCTTCAATGTTATCAGGCCAAATACAAACTTCTTTCCCCAACTCAATCAACCGTTCAACATATGCAACGATATGTTTGTTGCGTGGTTCGTTGTCAAGGATATATGTTATCTCTGAATTTTCAAACCGAAGTGGAACATCTTTTAATGCACCCGCACCAACAAGTGCTGTTGCATTTTTAAGGAACAGAGAATCAATAGGACCTTCTACAACATACACTCGTTTCTTCGGGTCAACTCTCCACAATCCATACCACAATCTATCAATACTTTTGTCACCTTTAATGGTGATATACTTGACAGTATTTCGTGCGTTGTGTTCATCTGACATATTTAATGCACGACCTTGACACGCAACAACATCACCATGACTATTGAAAAATGGAATTACTAATCGTTCGTCCTTACCATAGAGAGTATTATCTGAATCTAATTTGGTGGCGAATGCGGTAAAATCATCAGTGTAGTATAGAAGTTTCCAATGCTCTTTTGGAATCTTTCGCATATTGGCAAACATCACAGCAGGGTGTTCATTAGACAAATCATTAAGACAGACCAACTCGTTTAAGAGTTTGTCTTTCTTTTTGAATTCTGGTTTATTGTCTTTGAATTTAAACAAGTCTTTACCTTTAGGTTTTTTATAGTTTGATTTGCCCGTTTCCCCATTACGGTATCTTTCCATTGAATACTCTTTACATAATGTCGGGGAAGTTTCCTTTAAGAAATTATAAAGATTGTGACCTACACCACAGTTATGGCATTTATAAAAGAAGTCGTTTCCTTTTTGATAAAAGAATCCCCTTGCTTTAGATTTGTTCTTGGTAGAATCCCCACAAATGGGACAAGAGCAATTAGCAAGATTATCTTTCTTCCATTTAAAGTTTCTTAATGTAGAAGAAACTCTATTTATAAACTGTTTGTCGATGAATGTTGCCATCTATTTTTCTTCTTTATCCTTTTTTTCTTCTTTCATTTCTTCAACCCACTCTTCAGCCCATTTCTTCCATTCTTGAAGTTCGGCTTCTTCTAATTTTTCTTTGTTATCTTTGTCCATATTTGTTCTCCTAAATTTTCCAATCAACAAAGTTTTCTTTCTTTGTTTGTTTGTTGAACTTACTATCGAAGTTATCACCATCAAATCCTGAACCAAATCCACCACTGGTGGCAACTTGACCTGTATTTAATAATCCTGCTTGGGCATTATCTTCTAAGTCAAATAATTTCATCTTTGCTCTGTTGATGCCTATTACAAATTTCCTATTTGATACTGCATCATTGTACCTATTCTTTAGTTGCTTTACCATAATTTGATTTAGTTCATCAAGTTCTTCTGTACCAATTAACGCAAGCATAAAGTCTGCTGTTGCGGGCAATCCAAACGATTCTGATGTATCTTCCAAACCAAAATCACTTGAAGTAAAACCAGTACGGTTTACTTGTGTTGCAGACCAGATTGGCACATTCCGTTCAACAGCAAGTCCACGAAGTTCTTCAGCAATTGCTTTGATGTATGTGTATGAGTTTATACTTGAACCCATTTTAATTCTGGATGAAGCACATATATTTAAGTAATCTACAAAGATAATATCTGGTTTAAAATCCTTCTTAATATTCAACTCATCAAGCAAATGTCTAAAGTGACTTGTACTTGCTGTTGCTGTTGGATATTCTTTTACAATCAATTTGCCATTGTTTTTATTTTGAATCTTGCTAATCTTCTTGGCATATGACATTTTTGGTAACTCTTTAAGTTCATCCATAGTAATGTCCATAAGATTTGCATCAATTCGTTCAGCAATCCGTTCCTCTGCCATTTCGCAAGTGATGTATAGTACATTTAATCCTTGTGCAAGACAACTTGATGCGTGATGACACATAAACAATGATTTACCAACACCTGTACCTGCCATAACAATATTCAAGGTTTTCCTTGGTGTCCCACCGTTTGTAATTGTGTTGAGTAAACTAATATCGAATGGAATTTTCGATTCTGTTTTGTGGTAGAATTTAAATCGTTCCTCTGCATCTTCAATATAATCGTGACCAATATGTGCATCGAAGGAAACAGATAACGCATCGGTGAGTATTTCTGGTATGGCATTTTCAGTCTTTTCACTTGTAGATTTACCATCAATAATATGAATGGATTCCATAATAGCATTGTATACTGCTTTGTCTTTACAGAACTTTTCAGTCTGTTCCAACAACCATTCTGCGTTACAATCTGTAGAACCACTGTCAATTAATTCTATAAGTTCATTTGCCTCTTTAAATTCATCTTCCGTTACCGTTGTGTTTGAACCCAAATTAATGCTAAGTGATTCTTTTGTTGGTAATGAATTGTACTTAGTAATGAATGAAGAGGCGGACACATAAACAAGTCGTTCAATCTTATCCATAAAATACTCTTCTTTAAGAAAAGGTACAACCTTTCTTGTAAACTCTTCATTCTTCAGAAGACTGTGTAGTATTATTTTCTCTATAGTCTGCATTATCTACCAAAACTCCATTTGCGTTTTCTTTGAATTCTCTTTCGAGAATGTCCACTACAACATCCCCAAGAATATTATTAAAATCTTCGTTATCGGGGTCATTTCCTTCCAATACAGTATAATCAAATTTTATATGTGGGGAGTCATCAACTTCATAAAAACTAACACGACCAAATGTAAATACTATATTTTTATATTTACCTTTTAGAATCTTTATTGCTTGATTTTCTTCTGCTAGTTCGTGCGGAACATAGGTATAATTAAGCATCGGTTGACTCAACTTCAATCTCTACTTCTTCCTCTACCGCATCACTGCCATATTTAAATTCGGAAGCAACAGCAATTTCAAGTTGTGCCATTATATCATCAGTAAAATACTTTTCGGGTGTCTTATAGATTACCTTCTCGTAAACCTTTGTTCCGTCTGGCATTTCAATGCGTGTTGATACTTTATTGAAAATTTCATACTTCAATGCAATGTCTACAAGACCATAGTAAGGATTCAATCCTTTTTTGTAATCTAACATCACATCCACCAAAGCATTTTCTTTAGTTAATCGTGATTTGTAAAGTTTACAATGGATGATATTGCCAATAATATCCGTGCCTTCTTTTACCTTCCTCTTTGAAAGATAGATGATTGTCGAAGCGGCGTACTTCAAACCAGAACCCCCACTCATTTCTTTTGTGGGGAACATAGAACCAATTACTGCATAAGTGTGGTTGGTAAGAATCAACGGAATTCCTGCTTGACCAAGTTTAAGTGTAAGCACACGGAATGTTGCTTTCACAATTTGGGCACGGGTCATATCCCTTGTTGTCTTTCCATCCGCAGTATCTGCCATTTCCTTTTCAGTAGAAAGCATACCAAGGGAATCCAATACAATCATAATTGGTTTCCTTTGGTCTTTTGTTAATGTATTATATGAATCAACAATCTTAATTGCTTGATGTCGGAATTCTTCAACTGTTGTTACAGGAAAAATGCCAACTTGTTCTGGGTTGATTCCTCTATCTGAAATCATCTCTGATGTAACTGCCGACTCTGTATCAAAATACACAATATTTCCATCGGGATTGTCACGCAAAAACTTATTACAAATACCTAACGCAAAGTAAGTCTTACCTGTTGCTGATTCGCCTGCTAATGCAGTGATTTTATTAGAAGGTATACCCCCAAACAAAGAACCACTAACCAAGGCATTAAGAGCATAACATCCAGTATCAGTCCAACTATTAACATCAGACCCATCAATACCATCTGCCGCAATCGTTGCATATTTATTTCCTGTTTCCTTAATTATACTATTTAAGAATGAATTTCTCATATCACACTCCTCATTTATGTTGTCAATTTTAAATCGTTAGGTGTTACGATTTTGGAATTGGGTTTAATTAGACCACTTCCAAATTGTGATTCATATTGAGTTTCAATTTCATCAATAACTTTCACAACCACCAATACTGCATCTTTGGGAATTTCAATACCTTCGTTTTTGAAGTCTGTAAATGGCATCCAAGGCGCCATTGCAATCCCTGTTTGTCCCGATGGGACAAGAACACAAGGATTTTTCATATTATATGAATTTTCTTTTTCTTCAACTTCGCAAAGAATTTCTTCACCACTTCGTAGTTTTATGTTTCTAATAATCATTTCTTTTTGCTAACCTTTTTCTTCTGTGATTTCTTTTTTACTGAAACCTTATTTGTAGGACTCTTACCAGATGTGTACGCCTCGTTCGTCTTTACAGTTGAGGGGTCGTCTGCTCTATATGTTCCGTCTGCTTCTCTTGCTCGTCTGCTAACACCAAGCATTCTGTCTAGTCCGTCAAATGCACTGTCAATCAATGCTTCTAATTTTGTACCTTCAATCATAATGTTTCTCCATCTGTTGTATAGTATACTCTAATTCTGTGCAGTTGTCTACTAATTTTTCGTAAGTTTGTAAATCACAATTCTTATCTTCCAACATTAGTTTGGCACTTACACGCCATTCTTTCAATTTTGATTCTAATATATTTAGAACCATTTTCTTCTGTTCTCTTTTGCTTAGATTCATCCAAAGAAACCTTCCAATGTTGAAATGTGTTCCCAGTTCCATCCAATATTTTCCAAGATAGTTTTCAATGGATTCAAAAATGCTTTATCAAATTGATGGTCGTAATCAATAAACTCATCAAGACCAAACTCGGTTGGTAAATCGTTCGGGAATGCAATCACTTGGTCCTGTCCCGCAACTCCACCAACTGGATTCGGTTTCTTCAAATGAACAAACTTGATTTTATCACCGTCCACAATCTTTCGATGCTTTTTGCCAAGTTTCAATTTACTAACATAGTGGTTGTAAATCAAACTTCCCTTGACTGCAATGGGTGTGGATTTCTGATAGATGCTTCCTCTGTCTGCATACTTCACCATACCATTCACACCTCTTGGGAATGCAATTTCTTCAATTGAAAAGTTCTCAAACTTCTCTCGGAAATCTTCAATGAATTCAATTACCGAGTCTTCATCGGTAGTTAGAATCAAATTGATTGCTTCTTTCAAAGAGTCACGAACCACCTGTGGTGTAGAACTTCGTGTTGTTTCAATACCCATAATCTTTTGCTTCGGTGGGTCATAACGAACACCTTCCGAATCAAACACACGCATCATGTATCGTTTCTTTGCAGTCCATACTGCTTTGTCTGCGATGACTTCTCGTTCCATCATAATAACATCAGGTTGCATTGCACCCATTATATCTGACAATTCTGTGTATTGCTTGTCAATGAACGGAACTAAGATTCCCTCTGATGCTTTGTTGAGGAATTCTACTACCTGTTCTTTTCTTCTGTTAGGACAAAGTTTATCCACAAGATTCCCAAGGCGGAGATAAACACTATCTGTATCACTTGCGACAACATAATCATAATCCTCTGTTCCGATTGTTTTGTTTAGATATTCGTTGAGTTTATTTGCAATCCATTGAATAATCAACTGACCACTTAGTGTGATTGCTTCTGCCAAATCTAAATCGTAATATCGTCCATACTCATTTCCCAATGCACCATAACAACTATTCAACTGAATCTTCCGAACCAACTGAAAGTTGTGGTACTTGGTTATTTCTTTGTCTGTTTCGTGGAGTAGTTTTGTCACATCACCACCCAATGCACCAGATTTCAGAATGCTTTGTCGTTTCTTCTGTGTATCAATCATCTTCCCCTTATACATCTTCCGTTCGTTGTATAACTTCTCCATGAGTGCAGGGAGGAAACCTTGATGCTTCTGATGGTATGTTGTACCATTGGCGGCAACACACAATCCCTTATCTGTTCTTTCCTTTATCATCTCCATCGCAATGTCGTTGTTGTTAAGTATAGAATCAACCCCAAACATTTTTCTGAATCCATCATCTGTCTTTGTTTCTGGTGAAAGATTCAACCAACGAATGATTGAAGGATACAAACTGGCAAGGTCAAACGACACAACCCAATCATGCATACCTGTGATTGGTTCTTTCACATATGCACCTGCATACTTTTCATTCTTACTTTGTCCACCCTTCTTCGGTGGAATAGCAATTTTGTGTTCGTGTAGGAAGTGGTAGATGATTGAATCCCAAGTTCTCAACTGACCGAACACTTCCATATAGTTTCCGAGTTTGGCAGAATACCCAAGAGTGATTGCAAGTTCCAAGAGTTTCATCTTGTCTTCTAATCGCATCACCAAACGAGTATCGAGAACATTGTATTCCATAAACTTCTGGAAGTCGTTCCGATAGAAATCTGCCATTGAATCGTATTCAGAGTAATCTAACTTCTTCTCGCCAAGTTCCACCTCTGCAATATGATTGAGTGCATAGGATGCTTGATTGACATAAGTGAATGTCTGATACAATTCGTAATAGTCGAGTGTTGCAATTCCACTTAACTCATAGACAACATTTTCTCTGTTGAATTTGGTTACAGTTCTTTCACGGAAAAACTTCCAAGGGGAAAGTCGTTTTGCTTCTTTTCCACTAAGAACCTTTGTTATTCGATTGACAAGATAGGGGATATCAAAGAATCGAACATTCCACCCTGTAACAACATCGGGAGATTCTTGTTCCCAAATATCAAGGAATGCTTTGAGCAAATCTTCTTCTTCTGAAAATTGTTCTTGGTAATGTACATCGTCTTCTGGTAATGTAAACTCACCAAGACCAAGAACATACATCTTTCCGTTGAAGTCTACGGAGATTGCATTCACTCTTTCAAGTGGATTGTTAATCTCTGGGAAACCATATTCGGATTCAGTTTCAATATCAATATTGGCAACAACAATTTTGTCGAGGTCGTATTCAACATCCCCTGTATAATTCTCTGCGATATATTGACAAACATAATCAGTGTTTCCGTAAATGTCGAAACCTTGAATGTCTTTGTATTGCTTTATGAATTCTCTGGTATCTGTCATATCGCCTGGTTGTACAGGTTCTACATAGAAACCATCAAGAGTTGTCCATTCTGTTTTAGATTGTGAAGGGACAAACATCGTTGGATGAAATTCTTCTTTGCGTGAAATACGATTTCCAAGTTCATCCACACCCCGATAGAGAATATACTTTCCCCTCATTGAGATATTTGTATAAAATTCAGTCATTCAACTCTTTCTTGATATTGTTCCAGTATATTACGGTTGCTGTTTTCTTGTAACCGTTAGGACCACCATTATGAATCCTCGCACGGTCTTCGTCTGTTGGGATTCGTCCAAGTCGTTTCATTGTAGCATACCTGTTCCAGTATGCAAGGACAATCTGTTGTGCATATTCGTCATCAAGAACATCTTCGTATTCTCCACCGATACCAGAAAACTCTGTTGCATCTAACCAGTATGCGTATTGGATTTGGTATGCACCAATCGAATCTCCGTTGTCGCCAACTTTGGACGAGTCGCAGTTTGATTCAACATTACAAATGGCATCCATCAGATTTTTCTTTCTAATTTGTGCTTCACATTTACCAGTGAAAATACTTGCGGATACTACAATGGCACATACTGCGGTTGCGATAATATGATGTTTCTGAATAGGGTTTTTCATACTTAAATTATACCACATATTACTGGAAATTCAATTGTTTTCTTTTGTGGAAACATATCCATAGAAAAGTATAGAGTAGTTGATGATATCCAAAATGGCATCTTCATAACTTTCGTTATCTGCTTTGAGTTCTCCCGCACTGGCGAAAGTAGAAAGTCGTGACAACTTATCACACATCCGTACCAAAAATCCTTGTTCGGTAGAACATATGCCCATTGCTTCCGACCGAGTAAAATTGGCGAATGGTGTTTCGCCACCCTGTCCTGCATAGTCGTGATTTTTCTTTTTCATAATGTCCAATGCCGTTTGGCATAGTTCACCGTGCAATTTGAATAGTTCTTGTCTGTTCATCAATTAACTCCTGTACTTCCAAAACCGCCTGCTCGTTCGGTCACTTGTTCTGGTTTTTGGAGTGTTTCTTCAATAGTATAATATTCTGTTTGTACCAATTCACCTTGGGCGATTCGTTCTTTGTCTGAAATATAAGCAGTATCGGCAGATGCATTCAATAGCATCACATAAGTTTGATGATAATAATCACTGTCAATAATACCTTCACCGTTTGGCATAATAATTCCCTTCTTCAGAGAAACACTTGAACGAGTATGTAATCTCATAGAATAACCAAAAGGGATTTTGAATATGATTCCTGTCGGAACTAATACCCTATCAGCAGGGTCGAGTCGCAAACAGAGTTTTTCTTTTCCATCAATTGTATGGTATTCTGGTGTTCGTTCTATTTTAGCATTACTCATATCATAAACAGTAACAAGAACATCTTCTCTTAGATAAGAAGAAATATCAAAGCAGGCAGAACCTGCTGTTGCTTTTTCTGGTAGAGTAGCATCATCATATAAACGGTAACAATCTAAATTAGTATTCATAATAAATCCTTTATGGGTTAAACAACATCTTCATATACAACCGTACCATTCTTTTTTACCCAAGAAATGGAAAATCCTAAATGGGCAATATCATTTGAACTTGCATCCAATTGCCTATTTGCTTCTTGAAGCATAATTGATGGTTCTATTTTGTATATTACTTTACACTTAATTTGGTTTGATTTGTAGAATACTGCATAGTATATCATAGAGTTTCTTGAGATTCTGTCGAGAGACTTTTCTCGTTTATCTATTGGTGTCTTGAACATTCTGTCAAGTTGACCACTGCCACCTTCTTTACAGGAGAGGTATTCATATTTTTCTGTTGGGTCGTTTGGGTGATGTGCATCAGCATCGTGCTTGGTAAGAATGATTTTGTGGTTTAGTATATCCGCAATTATCATTTCTTTAACAAGACCAGGTTGAAGAATATTAGTAATACCAATTTTTCTTGCTGACTCTGATGCTTTTATAATATCTTCAACGATGTTGTTGTAATTCATTCTATACCATATTCACTAAGTTAAACAGTTTTGATTACAAGTATTCTATCATCTTTCTGTTTGATTACAATACTATTCTTTGAAGATACTGTAATTTTTGGTGGTAGTTGTTCTCTTACAACAATTTTCATCTTGTTACCTCTGCATCAACTTCAAACCTGCCATTTAGAATTTTATCTACCGTTCCAGAATTTGTTAATTCAAAATCGTAACGATGTTTTCCGTGTGGTACATTCTTCATTGTGTCTGCATCAATTTTAATATAGATACCACCTGTTGTTCCTGCGGCGCCAACGACAGAAGCATTAAGTGTCATACCCCCGACTCCTGCTGAACCACCACCTGAACTATATTCTCCTGTGCTTCCACCACCAGTAACACCGCCAGCACTTGAAATATCAAGAAGGATGTCTGGGTCAGTTGTGGAACGGCGTACCTGCATTGATGCGGTATAACTTGACAAGTCGATAGCAGTCCCACTAGAGTCTTGGTAGGTTAAGTGAAAAACGAAGGTAGAACCTTGGTCTAACGATATGTCGTAGTTTCCTGCTTTCATAATATATCTATGCCTTTTGCTTTTTCTTGGTTCGTTTCTTTTTATCTTTTTGTGCTTTTGCTTTATTTTTATTTTGAACAGCAACCTTAACTGCTCGTTCTTCTTTCTCTTTGGCGAGTCTTTCAGAACGGACTTGTTCAATCTCAGCATTTATTTTTTCGTTCTTTTTAACCTGCTCTTGTTGCATCTGTTGAATCTCTTGCATCTTTATTTGATATTGTTCAAGGTTATTCATAATGCGTTGTCGTTCACCTTCAGGAAATTTATTTTCCTTGAGTAGTTGCATACAAGCATTATATCCATCTTCAAATTGTCCCGCATAGAACGCACAAGAACCAATCTCGTCAAGAACTTGCCAATCCCAAACTTCATTCGCAAGGAATAAAATATCTTGATGTGGGTAAGGAATCGACTGTGCTTGTTTGGCAAAAAGATAACCGAGTCTTGGGTGTCCAGACAAACGATAGATTCGTGCAATTTGATATAGTGGTTCTGCACGAACTGGTCGATAGTTCCAAGCACTAAGGAAATATTGCATTGTCTTTTCCCAAGGTTCTTGTGTGATACTACTACAAATAGCAGTACGGAACAATGAGTAAAATACTTCTTCTTCCCAACCACCTGCTTCTGCTCGTTTCATATACCATTCTTTTGCCAAATCAAATTGCTTTGAATCGAAATATGATTGAGCAAGATAGAAAAGATATCGTGTGTTTTCTGGTTCGTAGTTTTGGTCGTCTTCATTTGTCAAGCAACTAAGAAATACTTCTGCATCTTTCTTGTATTTGTCTATGGGGTCAATACCAACATTTCTTGCACCGAGTGTTCGTGCTTCGATGTGATATCCCTCTGTTCCAATTCTTCCTTGTCGGAGAGAACCGTCTGCTTGTTTATCTGGACACTCAGCAAATTCGTGAAGGACTCCTGTATACACCCAATTAGAATCTGTCTTGAAGATTTGATTTCTCCACCAAGTGAAGTCACCTCGCTTGATTTTTAATGAATATGAATCAAGAAGTAAATCTTCTGGAAAGTTGAATGTGCCTTGAAGTGTATCATCTGCATCAATCACCCAAGCATAGTCTGCTTTACCATCGCAATTACGCAATGATTGTGTTCGTGACTTACCAAATCCATCCCATTCATGGTCGTGGATTTCGCCAGGAATTCCTTTTTCCTCAAAGAAATCTGTGATGATTTTCTTTGTATTGTCGGTAGAACCTGTATCGGTAATATCGTATCTGTCGATTTGTGTGTGCATAGATTCCAAGCATTCAAGAATGATATGCTCCTCGTCTTTCACAATCATACACAATGTTACTGTTGGTTTGCTCATAATTTAATTTCCTTTTGTTGGGATTGAATCCAATCTTCTAGTTTCACCTTTGGAGTCCAGTTTAAAACACTCTTTGCTTTATTTATACAAGATAAAGATTCTTGTAATTCCCCACTTCTCTCTTCTATGTTTATATGATAATCAGAAATCATTGTTGCAATTTCTTTTATAGTGTGGTTTTTTCCAGTTCCTATATTGATAACTTCTCCATAATCAACACGCTCATATCTATTGTTTTCTATTTGAAACAATTCATCTAACTGCACCGTTGATGCTAGTATATTTGCTTCAACCACATCTTTCACATTTACAAAATCTCTTTTTTGTTTTCCGTCACCAACAATGGTTAATGGTGATTCTATTAAATTTTGCTCTATAAACTTGCCTACCACTGGAGCATATTGTCCACGAATTGGTTGTCGTTCACCATATACATTAAAATATCTAAACATTATAGTTTCTAATCCATATAATTCATAGTACATTGTACATAATTTTTCCCCCGATACCTTCGATACTGAATATGGGTTTAGACAGTTTTCAATTTGTGTTTCTTTATTTGGTATAGAATTTTTTGTTCCGTATGCAGAAGCAGTGGAAGAATACACAAACCTTCTTACATTATTCTCTCTGGATGTTTGTAGTACATTGCAAGTACCAAATGTATTTGTTTTTACTGCTTGTGTTGGATTGATAATGGTTGGTTGAATTCTTGATTCTGCCGCCAGATGAAAAACAGTATCCACATCTTCAAATAAAGGAGCAATAATATCATAATCACATATATCATATTTGTAGTATTTTGCGGAATTGTTATGGTAGAATTGGTCGTGTGATTCTGCTGATTCATTATCAATTATTATAACTTCATTTCCATCATCCACCAACCTATCCACTATATGTGAACCGATGAATCCTGCTCCGCCTGTTACGATATATTTCATTCAAATTTTCCTAAACGCTACTTGTTGGTGATATAAACCAATACTATCTATTGTGCCAGTTTTGTGGTCTATTTCTTCTAGTTTGTTCAACAACCACTCGTTAAATTTAATTCTATCATTTGTGTGAGAACAATTATTTAAGTGCATTCCAGGCCAACCTTGAGATTCTGCTGTCAAATCACGATAGGTGGTGGAAGTATCTTCTATAATGTAATGCCCTTTTTCTGTAACACTGGGGAATAAATATTCAAAGGATGATATCATATGTTCCACTAAGTGACTACCATCATCAATGACGGCATTTAACTTACCACCACATTCTTCTATGACAGCATCCAATGTATCGGGGTCATCTTGTGAGCCTATAAATATTTTGATTCTATCAGTTTCAAATACTTTCGCGGTAGGATTTATATCCAGCCCTAAAATTTTTGCATTTGGAAAATATTCTTCCCAAACTCTAAGAGAACATCCACCATAAACACCTATTTCTAGAAAGTATTCTACTTCCTCTCTTATGGGCGAGAACAAGTATTCATATCTGTGCATATAGTTTTTATTAGCAAATGTATGACAATCTTTTGTTTTGTCTGTTCCGTATTTACCCGCAAGTTCTTGTAATTTATTCATCATTGTTTATCCTATCGATACCAGTGGGAGAGAATGATATGCATCAAAATATTCTCCATATTTTTGTTTTAATCTATCTTGTATTTCTTGTGGTTCGTTCTGCCAATCACTACTTCTTTTTCTAAATTTAAACTCTAAATTTTTTGGTAAGTCCCAATAATCTATAAATGAAGATACACCATTTTCACTCAGTTCTTCATATCGCATCATCACCAAATCATAATTTCTTTCATTGTAGGTTGCCCATTTATCATAATGCTCTCTTAAAAAGAAAGGGTCATACTCATCCTTTAGAAAATTTTCAATTATTCTATTTTCAGGATTTTTAAAATAGTCAACATCTCCACCGATATTGGTAGTGTGTGGAAACAAAAAACCACCATTACAATTAAACTCCACTTTATCTCTTCTAAAATACGACAATATTGTGTCATATGGATTTGCAAATAAATAAACAACTCTGGAATCTTTGGGTGGTGTGTTTGGGTTGTTGGAATGTGTGTTCCAAGGTATTTTATATCCATAATTAAAATACTCTCCCATACAATATTTTAGTGCATATGTTCCACAAGAACCTTGCGTTATTAAAAAATTATTCATCATTTATTTTCCTTATGTGTTCTGCTAGTGTACCATAGTCATCTAAATTTTGATAGTCAAAAATCCAATGCAAAACAATATATTTTGTTTTTTTTGTTAGGTTGTTGATAACTGTTTTTATGTCTGCTGATTCTTTGTTTGATATGGCAATCATATTATTTAGATTCCCATAATTGAATCTATTGTGGTTTTGTTGTTCGTTACATATAGAAGTGTCGTGTATTGTACTTACTTTTGTTTCTTCGTTTAGAAAATCCAAAAGATTTTGTGTTATGGCATTAAATGGGGGTATGAAATGATTTTCATCATACCGCAATATGTCTTTCATATATTTGTTGCAGAGGTTATATCTAATTGACAATTCTTTTCTATTCCAATTTACAAATTCTCCACCATTGTTCCAAGTTGATGTTATTGGTATGTTTAGCGATTGTAATATTTTCCAAGAAGCAAAAGAATGGTCAAACCCGTGCATAACTATTCTTCCGTGTTTTATATGTTCATTTAAAAATTCGATATCTGATTCGTCTATTAGTAGCGGAGTCACGCCCAAGATGTAATCTATTTTATGTTTCTCAAACGGAAGAATCCATTGTAATGCCTTTTCTTTATAATCATCAAAATACAAATGACCGTGAAACTCTTTTGGGGACAGGTGAGGGAAATCATCAACTCTAACTAACATTTCCATAATCCTTTTTGTATAATTTACTAACCATATTGTCTTCTCTTGTATGGTCGTTATGAGTCGAAATGCAAACAAACCCATTTTCCAATAATAAATCATTTTCTATTGGATTTTTGTATAATATGAGAATATCTCTTGGTTTATTAATACGAGATTTGTTTATGTTGTCCAAAACACTCTTCATTGTTTTGTTACCAAATGGATTGTACATATAAACGAAATCAATATTTTCATAATCGTTAAAATCATTAGCATCTAAGTTGTAGATTTTACAATTTTTTAATTCCTTTAGATTGTCCAAACAAACCTCATAACATTTTTTATTTCTCTCTACCCCAATAGCATTATTGAATATATCAGATGCCAAAAATATGACTCCACCCTTACCGCATCCAATATCAAGAAAATTCATTTTGTTCGTGTTGGTGATGTTTGAAACGATATCCAAAAAATGATTATTTGCAGAATTGGCATACCAAGTACCGTCACCTGAAGCACAATTCACCCATTCCAAATCAAGATTGTCTAATTTTTTATTTTCCATAAACCCCAATACAATCTAAAAAAGATTTTTGCTTATAGCAACCCCTATCTTTTGATATACCACAATCAAAAGACATTTTTCCATTTTCACAACACCATTTAATGATTTCACAACAAAGAATAACTCCATACGAATACTTTGTTCTTTTTGCAGTAGTGTTTAATAAGGAAATGCTATTATTATCAACTAATATGGGAGCCGTTGCAACAACTTCATCTTCGTGATACAGATATGCCATTTTTTTCCATTCTTCTGGAGAACTAGACCAACCAACGCCTGGGTGCTGTAAGTATGTGGCCGCACCCGCGTGCCAGTCTGCCTTTTGGTTTCTTTCGATTTCACTATAATTCTTCAAATTAAAATCAAAAATCATTAATCTAATATTTTCATTATTTTTTAGTTTGTTATAACTAGAAATTGTGGGGAAATGATTCTGCTTCTTCGCTCTTTTTGTTCTTATATTTAAATAATCATCGAAATTATTCGTTATAGTTCTCCAAAAATAGAAAGTATCTTCATTGGGGGTGATGTCGATTTCTTGAAGACTATAGTGCAACGGAATTGCGTTCCCATCCAGTGTCCAAATTGGTAGAGGACTCCAAGGTCCCAATAAGTTTTTATAGTCTAAATAAACAATTTCATTTATTTTATCATAGAGAAGTCCACACTTCTCATAAAATATTTCAATATTGTAATTAAAGTGCCAACTATTTTGTATAGTCTTCAGTCCTTTATCCTTTATGAGAGATATGGCATCTTTTGTTGAAATACTTAAAGCAGTCATTTTATTCATTTCTTAGTAGTTCTTCTACTCTATTATTATATGTGTTATTCAAAGAAAGTTCAAAACCTTTGTTTGCAATTTCTTCAACATTATTAGTTTTGATGAACTGAATTTTTTCTTCTAGTTCATTTTGATTTTTGTACATTAGGCAATTTTTACCATCAACAAAACCAAGTTCTTCATACTGATAGTTGTGGTTCGTAAGAAGAAGTGTACCACAACCTATAGTTTCAAACGACCTATAGTTTATATCGTTTCCAATATTAAGATTAAATTGACATTTATAAGAATTGACTGCTTCTACCATAGCATCACCGATTACGAATATGTCCAGATGTAGTCCGTGATTCTGTTCTAACCATTCCAGAATTGGTTTTCTGTTTACATAGTTTCCACAGAAACCCAATTCGTATTTTGTTTCGATGTCCAATGGTTTTATTAATGAATCATCGAATGCATTCGGAAACCAACGATGGTATTTTTGTTTTACAAAGTCTTTCGTGGAATGTAAGAGAATATCATAATTGCCTATTCTAAAAGTATTTTCGTAAATTGCCTCTCCCCTGCAATGTGCATCGATACTCCACAAAAACTTCTTTGGATTCTTTACACCAGACAAATCAGGCACCCATCCAGTGCTATCATAATTTTCTAAATTAATAATCCAATCATAAGATTCCCAATCAGGAACAACATCAAAGTTGTCGTGTCCAAATCCCCACACATCACAGTCATTTCCAAACTTTTCAAACGACCTTTGCAACGAAAAACATTCTCTGTAGTTTCTATTCTCTTCGTGTCTTCCATTTTCTTGGATTAATAATATTCTCAAACCATATCTCCGTGCTTTGTTTCGCACTCACTGTTATCCTCATTAAATGCCTGACCTACAAACTCTCTTGGTTTTCTTTTTGTTGGAAATGGTTTCTTCTCAAAAAATTCATCGTGTACAAAAGTGTTGTTTTGTATTTTTGGATATATCATCTCCCTTAAGAAGTTCTGGTCTACTTGCCAAAAATCTCCTTTGGTGTATTTTTCCATCCATTCACTTATACCTTTTAATATTCCGTTTCTGCATCCCCACATCCCACCAAGAATTTGTGTTCCGTGGTATGGATGGTCACGCATAATATGAAAATCTTTATCTGATTCCAACCATTCAGATACAGCATCCACTTCTCGTTGTGTGATTCGTGAATCTGTATCCCTCGATAACATAACATCATCACTATCTGCTGAAAGGAATCGCCAAAACATCCCTGTCCAATCTCCATCTTCATCCATCAATATAACTTCTGTATTTGGAGTTTGCTTTAATTCTTTAATAATTTCAGAAGGAACACTTTGTCCACAATAAAATCTTCCAATCCATTCTGGATATAATTCACAAATTCCTTGTGCATTCTTTATTGCACCTACTGTATATTTTGGGTCTTCTCCCCATAAACTATATGCCACTACTTTCATTGTCCACCCCTTACAGGTATCTGCATTTGTCGTAAAGGTATTCTAGTTACATTGTTGTTATGTCCATCATTTTGATATAGCATCGGAACAACACAAGAATATACATTATGGTTTTTCATATCTATTGCGATAGGTTCATCACAATACATTCCATTATCTTTTGCACCTAAAAGATTTTCAATGGCCTTTTGTTTATATGATTCTGTTAAATATAATACTGCGTGAATGCCTAACATATTGAGTGGCTTATCCCAATTATCATCTATTTTTTTATATTGTGTACCATTTGGTGTGGATATACCATTCACCATTCCGTATACAGAAGTACCCAAATACACTGCATCAGCATCAGAAGGAATGTTATTAATAATTGGCACCATTGCCTCTGTGAACCAGACATCATCTTCAAGAATCAACACCTCACCCTTCTGTCCGAGTGCTTGTTCGTGGGTTTCTGCAACTGCGTGACTCTTTAGTTTTTGGATTTCTATAAATGTTTTATTTGATTTATCGACTAGTCTACCATTAATTTGATTTGTGTTGCTGAAACCAAATGTATCAAACAACACAGACATTCTGTGATGTCTTTCCTTGGCAAGTTCAACAGTAATCCAATCTATCCGTACATCTTTACGCAAGTCCATAAGTCATCCCCATCTTTCCAGTGATGGTTTCAGTGCTACCCCAGTATTGGTTAGCATAAACCTTTTCGTTACCATTATACTCTAATCCACTGTAATGTCTAGGAATAAAATAATGAGATGGGTAAATTCTTAATTGGTTATATGCAGATTGTTTTACAGTGTCTGTTAGGAATGCTGGTCCTGTAATCTTCCATGCAGTAAGATTTGGTGCAGATTCTAATATTTCGGTTGGAATTAGTCCAACTCTATTGATTAGTTTTTGCATCAACAAATTATTCTTGGATGCACCAAGATAACCATTCGACATTAGACCAGTTCGTACATATTCATTTTCCCAACAACAAAATGAATCATTGTCTACAAAAAAATCATCAAGGGGATTTAGACATTCTGCATCTGCATCTATAAACATACCACCAATATTATAAAGCAGTTCATACCTAAGTATATCTGCTTTGCCTGGCAATTCTTTCATTGCATCAAATTGTGGTTTATTGAATATCTCTGGAAGATTTTCATCCGTCCAAAGCATATGTTCCCAAGTTGGATTTTTCTCACACCAAGTTTCAATTAAATTGTCTGGTCGTTTTGACTGGTCACCAATCCAGATTTGGTGAATAATCTTTGGTATCATAATATAAATCCTTCATCATCTTTTCTTACCTATATGGTATTTAGGACACAATTCCCACTCATCTTTTTCCCTGTGCGGTAAAATCTTAATCTTACCCACAGAAATTATTGGTTCTTCTGACTTCTCTTGGTCTACTATTTCCAACAGTTCCCATTCCTCTAAAAGGTTTGCTATGGTGTTCCTTCTAGCAAGGTCTTCGTCTGATAGATTTGTTGGTAGTCCATCTAACGCAAAAAGTTCTTTAAAGTGTACTATGTAATACTTGCCTCTTTTGTGCAAGATATGACACGATTGCCACAGTTTCTTTTCTTTGCGAGATGAAACGCCAATTCTGGTAAGGGTTTCCTTTACCTTCAAGAAATCATCTTCTTTCTTGAGAGTGATTTCTAATAAGTCACTCACTTCTATTTCAATATATCGTTCTTCCATATTAATACTCCATATTATTTCATAATTGAGATGTGCCACAATAATATGCTAACACAGAGTATTTATATTTTTTTACTTTTTGCCACCTTTATCCATATCTAACTTCATATTTGCAATATCATCAGCATTTAATATGTCCATCACTTCTCTTGTCTTCCTATCGGAATATCCAAAATACTCTTTGACTACTGCAAAGTCTTCTGGTTTAACATCTTTCAGCCATTTACTAAATCGTTTTCGTGTTCTTGTGCCATTCAAAAGAAAATCAAAATGCATCTTCTTGTCGATACTACACCAAAAATTCATCTCGTTGACTTGCAGAAGTGTATCGGGAAAATTAGATAAACACCTGTTAATGATATAAGGTGTATATTCTTTCTCCACTGTGGTATCTTCTGTGTCAAAGAGAGGTTCTTTGGAATAGTTAATTGCTGTTAGATATTCTCCGAGTTTCATCCGATTTGGGTATCCTCGTCAATTATCG